GTGGTCCCTTTGGCTCCAGTAGTCATCAACTGCCCCCGGACCAGGGGCGTGCCAGAGGCCCGGCAGTCCAGATTCGTTCGCATCAGCGCTCCGACCTCGCCGCTGGCCGGAGAGTAGGTCGCGCCCACCCCCTTCAAGCAGTAAGACCGGTCGCCTTCGGCATTGCCCACGGGCGCGATGCTCATGACCTCGGGTACGGCCCCGATGCGGTTGAACAGCATCTCGTCCACCGAAGTGTCCCAGAACATATTGCCGGTGAACGAGAACGTCTTCAGTCCGGGCTTGGCCGACCGGGTACCGCTCGTACCGAAGGTCGTGTCATCCAGAATCTCGACCTCATACGTCATCTCACACGACGAGTGAAATCCGCTGAGGTTGTAGCCGCCAACTATGATTTTGGCGTCCGTGATCGTCAACGTGGCCATTACTGCTCCTCCTTCTTACGGTGTAGACGCCGATGCGGGGCTACAACTTCTTCTGCGTCCGGAACCACGGGGTCGGGATCGGGAATCACTTCAACGATGGCCCCAATCTGGGTGAGAAATGTCTCGGTGCTTGGGGGCATCTCGACAGTGAACACAGACCCAGGCGCGTGCGACCCGTCCACCACGATAGTCGACGTGCCGACGTTCCTATACGTCTTCACGGGGGATCTCCTTCCCGCACACGCCGCACATCTGGCGCTGCAAATTGCCCATCGTCGGGGTCGGCAACCGATGCTCAATCGGGTGACTGCACTCGTCCGCATTCAGCGTCATCGGCGGCGGAGGCGCTGGTGCCTTCCCAGGGGCAGGTTTACGGTCCATGACCAACGACTGAAACATGTCGATGCTCTGAATCAGCGCCTCCGCCGAAGCGCGTGTCGCCAACAACTGCTTCATGATCAAGTCCTCGATCATGATCGCCTCTTCGTGGCCCGAAACGTGATCGACCACCGATGCCGATTGTTCTCGTCCAGTCCGACATAGACCGGACCATACTCCAACGTAACCAACAGATACGCGGTAGACCCCATAAGCCCAGTGTAGAAGTCAAGGGCGTTAATCACGGCGCTGACCTTCGCTTCGCCAGCCGTAGGATCCGGATTCCGTACCACCACCTGGAACGCGGGCGTATCGGCAACCGGCGCACCCAAGGATGCGCCCATGGATCGAACCGGGGATCCTGCACTCATCATCACGACCGACACCCCCGCAGCCACCCCCATCGGCAAGTTCCCTAAGAACAAGGTCGAACCCAGGGCACCGATCCCTTGTGTCACCAGGTATGCGCCCAGCTCAGTGAGGGTGCTCATACTGCGCCCTTTTTCACCAACCGAGGCCCTATCATCCCAGACCCCAATCCACGGCCAAAGGCCTTGGCCTGTGCTTCTGCTGCTGCCGCAATCGACGCGCCCGTAATCCCGGCCTTTGCAATCTGCCCCTGGATCCGGTCCACAATCCGTTTCGAGATGTAGGGTTCATGCTCGACAAACGCGTAGTACAAGTAGTGGTCCCTGGCGTCAGGATTGATGCCCTTGTTGATCTCAAACCTACCACCAGGATTCTCGTGAATGGCCGCTGCGTAATCGACGTTCTCATCTCCGAACGTCACCCACCACAAGGTCCGCTGTTTTTGCTGGAAGGTGAAGTCCGCACTTGACCCCCCGGTATCTGGTTCAATACCCGAGAATTTCGGAACCGCCATGGCATCCGAACTTCGGACTGTCCCCGTGTTAACCAATGCCGTCGTATCGACAGGACAGTAATGTTCGGCACGAGCAAGAATGGCGTCGGCACCGGCACGGCTTTGAAATGCGCACTGCATGACGATGCCCTTCATCAACTTGTCGATATTCTCAACCGTCAGCTTCATACCAGATACGTTGACCGCCCCTCCGCCCAGAGACGACTGGTTGGACTCACGGAATAACCGTTGAACTTCTTGCTGGATGCCCGTGAGTGCCATGTTACTGTCCCTGCCTGACCCGGCATGTGATACAATGTGCGGTATGCATACACGGACTGAGTTTATCGAAGGTCTTAACAAGACTCCAACGTGTTGGCTTTGGACTTTGAGTAAACGGCCCAACGGATACGGACAAGTTAACTGGCGCGGTCGCGTCCGTTACGCGCATCACGTAGCTTGGGAGATTTTCAAAGGCCAGATACCAAAGGGCAAACAAGTACTTCACAAATCCTGCGATGTGAAATACTGTGTGCGCCCCTCGCATCTTTACCTCGGAACTCGTGCGGACAATGCCCGTGACTACATGATTCGTCTTTGGCACAAACACAATACCCGAAAATTGACCCCAGATGACGTGCGCCAGATTCGTGTATTGGCGAAGACCATGAAAAAGTCGGTCATCGCCCGACTGTACCCACACGTCGAGTACAAGGCCATAAGGCGCATTGTAAACGGCACGTACTGGAGACATGTGGAGTAAAGTCATTGTCCTTGTCTATGATATTGCCATCCGCACTGCAATTTCGTATGGTGATGTCCGTCTTCGTCCGTGGCCCGTGCGACCGCGAACATGATCGGATATCGGTCCAGCCACGCCCCATCATCCGGCAATTCGACTTTATCCTCCATCCCGATCACGTCCCCGCCCGAGTTCAGGTAGATGTCGAACACCACCGTCTGGTCCTGGACCTGGGACCGGCGCAACGACAAATTCTTCCCAACGATCCGGCACCGGTACGCTTTTCCCACCGCCCCCACATGCGAGGGTACCCCGTTGTCAGTGTACCCCGTCCTGGGATAAATGGTTACCGTATGCGGCATCATCGTCAGAAACTCGGCCTCAAACATGCTACGACTCCGTGTTCGTCATCATGCCCCGTGTGAATTCCGGCTGCACCAGGGTCGTGTCTTCGGCTGCGGCCTCCTTCTCATCCACGTAGATCCCGCCCGCCGTAGGCACGGCCCAGGACTGCGCCCCTGACTGCTTATCAAAGGACGCGGCCATGACCAGGTAATTCCGCGCCTTCTGTGAGGCGAGAATCTTCAGATCCCCGACCCACTTATCTGCATAGCGGCTGTACCGAGTGGCCAGCACCCGACACGCGGCCCCGGCCGTGCGATACAGCCCGCTACCATTGCTAGTGGCTAACCAGTCCAGTTCCTCGTCCGAGAATTGGGGATCCGTCGACAACGTATCCCCAATCAACAAGCGCACCTGGTCTCGAACCAGCCCGGACTCGATGTTATACGTCCAGCTCACCGTTTACTCCGTTTCCGCACCGGTTTCTCCGGTACGTCAACTTCTTCGGCCGAGGCGACTTCACGATCCGTCGCGGGACGCATATAACGGCCCTCGATCAACTTGTCGCGAAGCCGCCAGTCCGTCGCATCCACCAGCTCACCGACCGTATAGTGCCGGTCTCCCGGCCCGTCGAATTTCTTCTGTACCACGCACAACATGGCTGCCCCTCCAATGTCAGTACGACGATCCTTTGAACCGTGCCGTCAACGTCCCATGCGACCCCCCGACCTTGGGAGCCACCTGGATTTTGAGATGCGTATAGAACGTGGTGTTCGTCTTCAACACCTGTGCCGCGACCGTGACATCGAACGCGGCCTCGACCGTTGTGGGATACGTCAGTCCACCATCTTGGCTGCCCAGAATCTGGACCGATAACGTATTGGTCACGGCGCTGAACGTGAGGTACTTGGTCCGAAGCACATCCACCGCGAGCACGCCCACATCCGCCATCGGATTCGCAGTAGTCGTTTTGCTCAACGTCTGGCTGCCAAGAACCACGGCTCCACGGTATAGGATGTCCACTCAGCCCTCCTTACAGGCCCGTGGTGTGAACGCGGTACGCCACCTTCATACGGACCACGCCTGTGGCCGAACCAAGGGTCCAGGGGACCGAGGACGTAACTAGATTCAGTCCTGCGTTGACCACCATCGGGATCGCGGCCGTGGACAGTGGAACGAAGGTAACAACTTTGTCAGCCCCCGCGCCAAGCGAGTTGGCCGCACTGACCAGACCGGTCAACGCCGCACCGCCCGCACTCCAGTTAACTGTCAAGTTACCGCCACCGCCGTACCCGGCTCCGGCGTAGTCGTAGATGAGCGTGGCACTGAGCAGCTCGAGCAGCTTGCCTGCACCCGGCGCAGCCACAAGAATCTGACCCTGAGCGTGACTGAGTTTGCCCGCCGATGCCGAGACAATGTCCGCTGAACTGATAGCTACCTCGGCATACTTGATCAACGTCTCCGTCATCATGGCGGACGTAACCGTATCCGACGAAATGGTACCGACCAGGGTCCAGGTGGGCGAGGCCTTCGTCCCCGTGTTGTAGTAGTGCGCCCCGTTCGACAGACGCACATAGAACGAACCCTTCTCGGCCACACCCGCGCCCGTGACGCCATCGGACGGCGCACCAGACCCAGAAATCCACATCACGCCCGAGACGAGCGAATACTGACCCGCGATGGCTTTTCCTTTGGTGATGATCTGCGGCATGTCATGTCCCCTCTGCAAATCCCCCCGCGCCACATGCGCCGAGGGCCGTACTCAAAGGAGGCAGAAGGTCCGGGAGCACCCAGCCACTCCCGGACCCATTGCCTATTCGGGCGTGGTCTACGCCACCGCCCCGTTGAAGAAATACCCGAGGTCGGACGACACCACCTTGTTGTCGAACGCGACTTCACCCTCGTACCGGATCGACTTGATCGAGCGCATCTCGAATTGGTCGATGCCGATGGTGGACGACGGCGTGCTGCTGACGCCGGTCCACGCAAACGTGTACCCCGCTGACGGCATCATGAGTCCAGGCGTCGGGTTCACGTAGCCCAGCCAGGCGTGCTTACCGTGCGCGAACGCGTACCCGGCCGTTTCGCCCTCGAGGTTGGTCGCCTTAATCGACTTGGCCACGTAGACGTTCGGGATTTCCAGCAGTGAACCAAGCAGCGCCGGAGTGATGTTCTCCGCCGACGTGTACTTGATCCGATCACGGAAGTCCGGGTGATTCTTCAGCTTCCGCATGACCTGGTACCCAAGCACCAGGGTGTTCGGCAGGAACCCGGTTGTGGACAGAATGGTCTCCTTCGCCGTCTCGATGTCTTCCATCGGATCAGAGGCCGTATAATCGCTCCACAGGTTGCTCGGTGTGGCGTCCGTCCCCCACTTGCTGGTGGTGAAATAGTCGGCCACCCACTGCAGTTCCTGCCGGAGCAACAGGCGCTGGGTCACGAACTGCACCGCACCACGCGCCAGGTCGATCTGCGTGTCGGCGTTGGCACGCGTCTGCGAACCGACGTCCTTGTGGAACGCCCACACATCGCAGAAGTAGCTGTCCGACGAGAGGCCGTACCCGCTGCCGGCCGACTCCGTCGAGTCGGCCCGCTTCTGGGCCTCGTCACGGAACCAGTCATTCTTGGTGAACGTGTAGTACTTATCCGACTGCTTCCCGACCGGGACGATGGGAAACACCTTCGGAAAGAGGTACGCATCCTGCGACTGGATGTAGGCGATACTGATGTTGTCCAGCATTTCGTCGGTGTGAACTTCACTCTGCGACGGCTGGGCCTTTCGGACGAGAACGCTCATGTTTTCTGCTCCTGGTCAGAAGTCTGTTTCAATGCGGCCAGTTGCTCACGGACCCACGCTTCCCATGCCGAACACCCGCCCCGGATGAGGCGGATGAACACCAGATGAAGCTGCAGAGTACGTAAGTGCATGACCAGTTATCACTAGGCCGCACGGCCCGCGCCGATGCAGTTGAAGACGATGGTGGCAATCCCACCATCCGCGGAGTTATCAAGCAGCACCTGCCCCACAATGTACTTCGTGGTGTCGGTGCCATGCACGTACGCCGCCGCCTTGCCGTTGGCGTCGGTGCCGACCATATTCCCCTTGGCCAGATCCGCACCGCCCACGACCTTAGACACGCCATCGACCATGACGGTCGCCATCTGGCCCAGGGTCGGGGTATTCTGCAAAATGCCAATGGGAAGGTCCGTGACCGCTCCGCACAGCACCAGCTTGGCGTCCGAGTCAAGCTTGACGAAATAGAATCGCTTCGCGCTGAGGTCCGCCGCTGCCTCGAACGACAGCTGCTGGCCAGGAATCTCGAATGCCATGTCGTTGTCTCCTTTGATGACTATCGGGTTATTCGACGGCCGTGCCGCGCGAGGCGTTCAGGTGCTTGGCGGCCAGTTCCGGGTGTTCGCGAGTTACCATGTCGAAGGCCAGGGCCATCGTCTTGGCCTCGCCCTTTTCCACCTTGGTCTTAGCCAGTTCCGTCATCTGGTCCAGGGCCGTGGCCCCGGTCAACGCGTGCGTCGTGCCAACCTCGGCTGTCGCCGTCAGGTTCGCGGCCAGGGCCGCGTCCCCGGCCTTGAGGAGGGCAATGACTTTGTCGTAGTCCTCCTTGGCCAAGGCCTTCGACAACGTGTACAGCACCGCGCCCTTTTCATCGGCCGTTCCCGGCAGCGACGGCACGGTACCGGACTCGGCCTTGATGAACGCCTCTCGCGCAATGGCCTCATCGCGCTTGGCAATCTCCTGGCGAAGCGATTCGTTCTCGGCGGCCTGTTTGGCGATGGCGTCCCGCTGGTCCGCCAACTCCTTCTTTACCGTGTCCGGCAGTTCCGGCTCCGGTTCCGGGTCGGGCTCGTGCTGCTTGGCCAGAGCTTCGAGCTCGTCCAGGCGAGCCACTTCATCCTGGCTCAGCTTGGCTCGGTCAATGGATACCTTCATGTCGTTCTCTCCTTCAGGAAACGTCCGTAAGCGCAGCGGCCACCGCGTCACGGAACTGGCTAATGGACTTGTCGATATCGGACATCGGGCCATCTCCCGCGAACAGGGTCATGCCCATCGCCAATCTCAACGAGTCCATATACGCTGAGATGGCCTCCCACGCTTCTTCCTTCTTCTCCATTTGCTCGTAGTCCGACTGGACATCCGTGAACTGCACCTTGGCCACGCGCCACGCAGGCGGGAGCCGTGCTTCGAACGCCGGTCCCTTTGCTTTGGCCAAAGCAATGGTGCGGCGCGTGATACGGTCCTTCCGCCCGCGTGTAATCAGCCCCGATTTTCCCGAGCGAGTCAGCGCCCGGACCACCGTCGTCACATCCTGCGGCGTGTGAATGGGCCAGGTCGAGTCCGGTCCTGCAAAGGAGACCAGCTCTCTCGAGACCGGGGCCGCATCCGGTACGGCAGCGACTGCCGGGGCAGGGGCATCCTCCGCCGTCAAAACGGATAGCGGCCCCGGTGTCGAGGGATCGTGCTTGAACAACACGATATGGGCGCCAGGATTGGCTCCCTTGGGAACGAGCGCGACCTTTGAAATCGTCAGGTCACGCAACCGATACGGCATCTTGCCCCTCCTGCCTTTCCTTATGCCGGGACACGGTGCGCGTGTCCTTCGATAGAGAACATGGTGTACTCGCCCGACTCGATCTTGGCAAAGATGCGAGCGTCTGGCACCCAGAATCCCACCCACCACCCCACGGGAAGGGCCGAACCGCCAAGCCCCATCTTCTCCAACTTTTCCGGGGTCACGACCAACGACTCAATCAAATGGCCCTGGACCGGGCCTTCATGGCGTTCGTTCAAGTCACGGAAGCGAAGGACAAAGTCGTACGCCGCATCCTCCAAATCCTCGGGCACGATGATATCCTGGTAGGAATCCACCACGGCTTCTCCGTCAGTGGACATGGCGATGCTGGCCCAGCCGAAGACCTGTTGGCGTTTGGCGTCGGTTTTAATGACTTGCACCATCACTCTCCTACAAAAAAACGGGACGCGCAACCCAATGCTGGTGTGCGTCCCGTCTCCACCCCTCTGACGGACGAGCGTATGGCCTGTCTAGAAACTACCACTTGACGGGGGGCATGTCAACGATTATTTCACTCGATGGTCGTCTCCGTGTCGATCTGCACAACAACGGCGCGTACAACGGGGGTACCGTTCTTCATCTTTACACTGATTGTGATGGCACGGACATCGTGTGCGACGTCGAGCAGCTCGCGCATCTGGGTCAGTTGCTGGGTCACCGCTTCTTGGACGTTGATCGAACGTGTCCGAGGGCGAGAAGGGTACGCTGGGACAAAGGCGGTAGGCATTACTTACCCCCGTCGTCATCGTCGTCGTCATCGTCGTCGTCTTCCTTACGTGTTTCTTGCCGTTCTGGCGGCTTCTCTGGCCCCCGATTGGGCGAGGCCCCGGCCGGTTGTCCGAAGGCTCCGGCGGCGGGTTCTGGTTGGGGGGCTTCGCGTCCGAGTTCGACTCCTTCCAATGGAATCTTAGCCAACGACAACAGGTGCCGTTCCAGCGGTTCACTGGGGAACATGGTCATGCCCGTGTTCTTCAGTTTCACGAGGTAGTCGCCCAGTTCCACCAAGTCAGGCACTTCCACGTCGCCATGTTCCAGGAACGGCTGCATCTCGGGGCGATCCCGTTCACGGCCAGTAACCGGGGAATCGCGTAGCGGTTGAACACATCCTGGATCGCGTCCAGCCATCCGCCAATCGCAAGGCCGAACATGTGTGTCTTACTGCTTGACAGCGCGAACGACCCATACCGATTGTTATGACCCAGGATAATGAAGTCTGCCAAGATCGTCATGGCAATGGAGTTGTTGTAGCGGTCGATGATCGCCGAGGTGTCGAAATTCCGTTTCCCTCCCGTGGATAACAAGGTCAACGTCCACCCGAAGGGCAACAACACCCCTTCCTGCTCATCGCGCCGAATGTTCCGGACCATCGTCTCGGCCTCGGCCCGGTACGTGGATGCGGCCGTATTATTCGGATCCCACAGATCCAGCCCCTCTGGTGGCTGAATCACGGGCAACCCGGCCAGGTCACGCTCGACACCAATGCCTTCGATTTCTTCGATGCGCTTCTTGAAGTACCACGGCCGATACGCATTGCGAAGGACGCTGCGGCCCTCGGGGCTGTTCTTGTTCGACTCGGTTCGGAACAGCAGTGATTTGCTAAACGGGATGGTCAGCATCTCGCCCTTGGGGGTGCGTTGCTGCATGGCCTGGACGGTGCCGACATCATCAAACACCCACTTGTCCAGAGTGTCCTGTGCCCGTGGGGCCATTTTCTTCCAGCCGATTTTGCCGTCCGTGTAGCGGCTGGTACTCTCATCGCGGGTCGGCCCCACCCGTTTCTTGTACACGACCTCCATCCAGGCCCAGCCGAACGGCAACATGGTCAACACTTCGCTCATCAGGTCGCCCCACGGCATCGCCATGTCCGTCCGGCAGCCGTTGACGAACTCGGCTACCTCAACGGCTCCCGCATCCTCGGTCGCGGGAACCAACCGCCAACTGGCTTGCCGAATCAACATGCCCACGGCAAACAAGATGGACCCCACAATCGGGTCGTTGTCCCGCATTTCTTTGTAGGTACGGATCCCGGCCTTTCCCCTCAGCTCGGTCAGGAATTCTTCCCGCAACGTGCCTGCCATCTGGTTCAGGCCCGTCTGTCCAATTTCCGAGAAATTGGCTTGTGTCTGCGCGCTGGTTCGATACTTCTGCACCCGTGGTCGCACCGCCATCAGGCCACTCCCTTCCAATACGACTTCGACGCGGTTGGCCCCGACAACCGGCCAAAGGACTTCCGTCCGGATTCTAACATGCGGATGACGCCTTCACTGGCATCGGGACCATCGTCAAAGTCCGCAGGGAACTCGTCGAACTGCCCAAAGTACTCCGGCACCTTATCGACCAGATGGCGAGCGAACCGCACCACCCCGCTTTCAATCAGCGGCTGAATGCCCAGGATGCGGCTAATCTTATTCGAGGTGTTGACGTTCGGCACAATGCGCGGATAGAGGCCACGTTTCCGCGCAAGGCCCTGGATCGTGGGCGCAATCAGGTTCTTGAACATGTTTTCCTCGACGCCGATTTCCTGCGCCCCATACGCGGCGTAAGCGTCTAACATGACCTGAATCTGTTTGTTGGGAAGAAAGCGGTTCATCCGGACATCGAACACGTCGATATAGCCTTCCTTCTTCGTGCGCCCCGCCGTCACCACCACGCACCAGTCCCGCTTGCCCCGTTTCATCTCCCCTGGCTTCTCCCCTCCGGCCGGGTCGATATAGGTCCGAATGGCCGAGTACGTCGACAACAAGTTCGGCGTCCATTCCAGATACGTGAACGTCGCCGGGTCAAAGGACTTGTCTTCTTCCTCGCGCGGGTCATTCAGCATTTCCCGCGCAAACCCCAGCGATCCGACCTCGGGCTCCTTCTTATAGGCCTCGAGTTTGGCGAGCGACCATTCCTCTGGCCACAGGGCGGAGCCATCCTCCCGTGTGTTGCCAAGGGGGTAGCGCTCATCTCTACGAGCGGGGATGTTGATCGCTCGCCATAACCGGCCATCCCATGCCGGATCCTTGACCAAGTCCGCAATTAGACAATCGTGATTCGGCAAGTTCCCGATCACGTACACGTCCCAGTCCGACGCGCCCAATCCCAGGAACGTGCCGCCGAACCACCGCTTGTGCCGCCGCCGTTTCAGGAACGTATCGGCCGTCTCGGGCGACTCCGGATCGTCCAGAATCGCCATGTCCGGTCGCGCATGACGATGTTTTAGGCCGCGCATCCGGCTGCCCATCCCCTTGGCCACGACGGTTGCGCCGCTGACAAAGACCAGCTGACGGTCCGTCCATTTGATCATCTGGCCCTTGGGGTCTTTTGCGGGCGAGAGGTGCGGGAAATCCTGGAGCAGTAGTTCGTTGGTGTCGAGCTCCTGAATGATGGTGGCCAGGTTCGACTCGGCAACCGCCGCCGCCTCGCCAATCATCAGGATGAATTCTTTGCGCTTATACGCGAGCTCCTGTAACGGTTTGGCTAAGCTGATGATGGTGGTCTTGCCGAACTTTCTGGGCGCGATGCGGGCTTTGCGTTTGCCGGGGGCCGGGTCGTCGCAAATCGTGAAGATGTCGTGGTGGAGCTCACAGAACTTCTTGGAGAAGTGGTGCCGGAGGTAGGTCGTACAAAATGTCTCGATACTGGATTCACACGCGGCGATACGCTGTTGCTTGGGAGTATCACCGCGTGCGGCCCGCAGCCCGGTAATTGCGGGCATCAGTGGCGTCGAGGTCGAGGTCGGCTCGGCCTGCCGTCGCAACAAGACGTCCCCCAGGGTACGTGGCGGTTTCATCGGCGCGGATTATCCCTGACAAAGACAGGTGAAGTCAATGGGAAAGGGGCCAACTAAGACGCATCACGCTCGGATGGAGGCGACAATGCGTGCTTGGCGTTGGTCTGGGACTCGGGCAACGCCTCGACTCGGCCGCGGTCGGTGGTTGAAATCTTTGCCCAATCGACCTCGATCCTGTCCAGGGTCGCGCCGTCTCGCACATGGCGAGCCACGACGATGCCCATTTCTTCTAACACGCGGCGAAAGGTGTCAAGGGAGATCGCCCCGGTCGTCTGGATCCGATGGATGCGCTCGACCATGCGGGTGACCATCTCCAGTAGGCTGGCGGCCTGGGTGATATCGGGCACGGCTTGGGGGCGCCCGATTTTCTCCCGGTTCCACTCGATAAGGGCACCCGTCAACTCGTCATAGCGATTGATGAACTCAATGATCAAGGCCCGTACCATCTGGACCTCGGGCATCAGATCCAGGAGGTCATCCTCGACCTTCCCCAACTTCGACAGCCGCGCCCGGATCGTGCCGTCCTCGATGGCCTCGCGGTACCGGCGTGTCGGATCGTAGGGTTTCTTGGCCGTCTGGTGCAGATGACACGGCCCCAACCCCGCATGGGTGGTCCCGCTACCGCTGGGCCGCGCACACCGTTTACCGCTGGGTAGAATAGCATTGCACCGTCCCGAGCGCGGGGGGACCATCGCCTGTGTTTGCTTTTCCTGTGCGCGACGAAGGGCAATTTTCATGTGCCGACCTTTACCTGGGCAAATCCGGTGCCGACGACGGTATAGCGGACCTCCAACAGTCCCGACCGATATGCACGCCAGTCCATACCGTAGGAAGTCACGTCAATGGGCTCGCGTGTGACGGTCATCTCGGAAATGACCCCGATGATGTCGCCCTTGTGATTGTACACGAATTCTCCGGCCTCTCCCATCGGGCGCATGTCTGCGACGATGGGAATGGGATCGGGCTGCATCACACGGACCGGCCCGACTAAGGGCTTACCGAAGGCCTGTATTTCTTCGGGTGTCGCCGTCAGCAGTGCGGTTCCGGCCGTGGCTGCGGCCATCAAGGTGCCGGTGAGAAATCCCCGCCGCGAAAGCATCGTGATACTCCTTTGCTAGTCGTGTCGTTTCCACCTCGCACAACGGGTGCGGTCCCATCCACGGTTCTCGAAACGTGCAACAAAGGGCGTCATCGCTGGGAGAAACTAACCGGATGACGTTGATCTGTGTCTTCATGTCGTGTCCGGTGTGCGGGTGGTCGTGAACGTCCCCCAGTGCGACCCCAGAGGGCAGCTGGTCAAACCGGGCAAGTGCCTCGGCTGACCACAGTTGGCGCAGACGTCCGTGTAGGTGCCGGTCGTGGTCGTGGCCGGGGTGTTACACCGCTCGCATTCGGCCACGAACGGGGCATAGATCCGCCCGCATCGCGGACATTGCCATCCCATGCTCATCCTTTCCTCCTAGGCCAACAGATGAATGCCTTGCTCAAACGTGAGCGTAATGTCGCCGCCGTTCGCCGTGACGGGATCGGGCAGCATCACCTTCAGCACGATTTCCTTCTTGTACTCAGGGAACTCCTTCAGAATGCCCTTCGGCGTCGGCATTCGTGAGCGATACCCGACGACCACCTTCCCGTCTGGGACACTGTCCCATGTGACGGCCGTGGTGTTGTTCTTAACGGTCTGTTCCTCGTAGATCGCGCCATCGTCCAGGAGCAGGCCAATGGTCGCCTTGCCCTTCATCAACACGGCACCATCGTTCACATAGCGAAAAGTGGCGCGGCGGGACTCTAATTCCCGGTTCCGCCGTTCAGTTTCCAGGCGGTTGTGCAACTCTCCCAGTTCCACGTTGACGGCGTTCGCCGCCGCGATGGCATCTTGCCAGCGCTTCAACGTTGCTGCATCCACCTCGACCACGTTCTCCCATACACCGGCCTTCCGCCCCTTCAACGGGTCCAGGCTATAGACGGGGTACTCCTCGCCTTCGTCAATGGCAATCTTCACCTTACGACTCATGCTTCGCCTCCCGCCATGCCAACCACTTCGCTTTGTCCAGCGTCACCACCACGCGTGGATCAGGTGGATGATCCCAGGACGTGTCGCCCGTCAACGCGGCGCTGTCCAGCACCGCCCGCGCCGCTTCGAGTTCGTCGAGCAGGGCAGGGATAGCGTCAAGCAGCTTACGCTCGGCCCTTCCGCGCCGCGCCCATGCGTTCGGCACGGTTTCGCCTTGACCACAATAGGGGATGGTTTCAGCCACCGCCTCGCGCAGCGCCTTGATGTCCGTCATGGCTTCCCCTCACGCCACGCCTGCCATGCGGCGCGGTCTATCCCTATCAGGTATAGGGAATCACTAAACGGATGTGCCCCACACTCAACCACCGTCTCCAGCACCGCCCGCGCCCGTGCGAGGTCGGCCTTGACTTGCGCGAAGTGTTCCACCGCATCGACATAGGGGCAGTTGGCGTCGTGGCCACGCGAGTCACAGGTCGGCAGACAGTGGGCGTCCTTATCCGCCTCAATGTAGGCACGGGCTTTGGCGAGGTCGGCGTGGAGGGCGTCGCGCCCGGCTTCGGCCTGATGCTTTTGCCCACGCAATAGGTCGATAGCTTGACCATCAGCGCGTTGCTCCGCCTTCAGCGCCGTGTTCTCCGCCTCCAGGTGGGCGAGGCGCTTGGCGAGGGCGAGATATTCCCGGTCTTCCTCTCGGCCTTCCCGTGTCATGCGTTCTCCTTCGGTATGAAGACCACCGGCACGCCTGGGTGCCACAACCGGGCGTCCCGCAGGCATTTGGTCTTACTGGAATAGAGCACACTCGTGTCGCCCAGCTGCCGTCGCGTATGGACGGTGCGAAACCGCCAGCCGTCCCGATCCCAGTACACTTCCACCACGGTCTCGGTCGAGCTACGCACGGACGGCCTCCGCTTCTGGAAACGGTAGCGTGTATTGCACCGGCACGGACACCTCCTGAAGGGATGTGTCAAGGGTGACGCCAATCAGGTCCAGCGTGACTTCCGTCAATTCCCCGACGTAGGCCCGAATCGCCAGTCCACGAAGGGATTGGGTAATGTCCTGCCCGTCCAGGGTGACCTGGGTCTGGGGGTGCAGGGGGCTGTGTCCGACCAGTCGCACGCCCAGGGTCATGCGGGGAACCTCAGGCCGAGATACTCGACGGTGTTCCCGATGACTTCGTCACACACGACATGTATTGCCGAGCGTATCGCTTCCGGATTCATGTGGTCTGCGGCGGGCAAGACGATAGCCCGACTGACGCGCCAGGGTTCAATGCCCCCGGACGCCCACTCGTCCTCGGTCTGGATGTCTACGGTCACCTGTATTCGCGTCCGTTTCATACGTCCTCCAGTTTAAGTTCTTCGCGATTCATCAACCCCCAGACCCGATACACGACACTGGTGGGCAGGGGGCGGCTGAGGTGGGGGGACATGCCGACTTCGAAGGCGGGCGTGCCGCGCCGCTGTTGCTGGGTCAAGAAGGTGACATCGTCCCGGCTCAATTGCCAGGTGCCGTCGCTCGACGTGGTCACGGTCACGGCGGGCACGGACACGGGGGCGTTGACCAGCGGCGTGTGCGTGGGGCCGCGATGTTTCTTGGTCTTGATGGGGGCGGGAATGGGCAAGGGGTGGACGGGGGCGTCCACTTGTGGCTTCCACGGCGTGCGGGGCTTGGCTGGCGGGGGCGGCGGCACGGTGCGGTTCGGAATCGCGCCCCGATGCGCTTGACACGTCCAGCGGAAGATGGGGTGGCCGGTGGTGGGGTGACGGCCCCGCAATTCGCGCTTGCGGACACACCCTGGAACCGGGCATACGCGGGCATCGGGGGCGTCGGGGTCCGGGGGCTGTGCGATGGGGGGACGGCCCCGGCGATGGGTCTTGTGCCGTGCGGTGCGGCGGGTGTGCCGGTCGCACCACCGCCGATACTTCCCAGGGCGGTCGTAGCGGCGTGCCGCTGGCGACTGGCATCCGGGAAGGGCGCATTCGGGGCGCGGCGGGGCTTGGTCGGTTGGGCGGTCGCTCATGGGGGGATCATACCACATCGGGGGGAAATCGCCGCACTTTTTTTGACGGGTTTTTTCGGGGGATGGGGCGGCGATTAAGTAGGGGAAGGAAGTTGGTAAGTTGTTGTATTGGGGGGACTTACGGATTGCGGGGAAACTTGCTCAAAAATGCGGAATTCACCTCACGGTTGGCACATGGACGTGGTGGGCGGGGAGGGGGGCCGGTAATGGGGGAAGGCGGGTTGGCCCCCATGATCATTGATCCTTAGTTAAAAAAAAAAAATTACTTAAGACATATAAGATCGGGTGGTTATTGGGGGACTTCCCATCAATGGGGCCGCACCACCGGACACGGGGGGGGTTCGCCAAACGTGAGTTGAATTGCTCGTAGCTTTATTGACTTTTCCCACTTTAGGGGGCAAGCTTAAGAACTGGTAAAATCACTTTTTCCACTTTAGGGCTTCAGCTCAAGAACTGGTCGGTCGCCATGACACGCGACCCCGTTTCCGCCGTACGCAATCCCGCGAACGGCGTATGCGTGTCGTGTGGCGTGGACGGTTGCGTCGACGTTACGACGCGGGGAAACAACATGCCCACACGTTCCGTTCGGGGTTCGAAACGGCACACGGTACCGGCCATCCCGGCACCGTCCACGGCCGACGTTCCGGCCGACATCGTTACCACGTCGGCCGACACGTCCACGGCCGACACGTCCACGTCGGCCGACACGTTGGTCGGGATTGTCCCCGACGTTCCGGCCGTCGACGTTCCGGCCGTGCCGACGTTTCCGGACACGTTCCGGGTATTGTTTCCCGAACATGTCGGAAACGTCCCCGCGTGGATCGGCCCGATGTGCGCGACAATTGACGTCGCGTGGAATCGGATCCCGGACACGGATCGGAACGCGGCATCGTTTGACGCGTGGATCGACGCGTTGAACGCGGCCGACGCGACCCCGGCACCGTCACGTGGTCACCGGTATACGTTGGGATCCGGGTCCGATATCGCCCGGACACAAAACGCGATTTACATTGCGTTCATGGTTGCCGGGATCCCGTGGAAACGGATCCCGGTGAATTTCGGCGCGGCCGTGTGGCGTTTCGTGTTGGGGACCACGAAATGCGATTATCGAACCCACGCGGATTATTTCGCGTCGACGTTCGGGCGTTTCGTCGCCCACGACCACAACGACACACCCGGCATGAACAATGCGATGGCGGAAACGGCCGCCCGTGTGTGGCGTGACACCAAAACGGCGTAATCGGACAATCGGCCGGATCCCATACGCGGGATCCGGCCGTTTCCATGGACACGACAATGAACATATACCGAATTCGGGTATTCGTCGAAACGTGGGTGCCGGGATTATGGCGTGGATGCCCGATTGCCCGCAACATCCGCCGTTGTGCGGATGGGATGGCGACGTGCCGATATGCGCCCGCGTGCGGACGCGCCGATTGCGGGGTGCATGACGCGTGTTATGTATCGCCGGACATGATGACGTTGGCGGCATTACGCGACGTGAACATGCGGTAAACGGAACGGCCGGAAACGGCCGGATCGGCCATCGCGGCCGGTCCGGTCGTTTTTTTTCGGCCGGGTGCCCAGCCTCTGCTCCGCTCCCCCTGAGGAAGGGGCGAGGCTTCGGATCGCCGCCTAGGGCTTGCCTGAGATCCGGGAGCGCTAGCGCTAGAAGCGCGCGCTGGAGCCGCCGCCACCTAGCCCTAGCCTTATCTATTCTCTACTCCAGAAAGACGATAGGCAGTCTCGGCCAGGCTGGGCTGGAGAAAGGCGTAAGCAAGCCTTATGTAGTCTATAAAGCGGACGATGCGTGGTATGTTCCACTTTGTGAGCCTTATCTCGTCTACACTCGTAGTAAGATGTAGAATAAGGGGCTTAAAGTCTTCGCGAGGCGGTATTCAGCTGTATAGGCTTTGTAGAACTACACCGCGTGGAGAAAGGACTCCCCTGAGGGCCAGATCGTAGTCAGAAAGACCGAGCGGAAGGGCTTCGAAGAACTCGAAACTGGCTAACACTTAATCTTTCCCTTCCCCCTACTTTTCCCTCACCACATGCAATGAGGATGCCACTCTCCCCTCTGTCCGTCTTTCTTCCATAGCAGGCTCGCCCTGTTTTTCTGAACAAAAGTCAGACACTTTTGTAGGTTTCAGTCCACCTTTTGTAGTTGCTATCCCCAATAGGATTGATACCATGTCCACATGGCATGTGGACACGGCGGATGCGGCGGACGGACGGGGGACGGACGGGTCCGTCTCACGTCGCCGTATACAGTCGAGTCCATCGGTGTCCTACCGCCCACGGCCGACGCCATCTGCGCGTCGGCCCCCACCGGCTTCGTGCCAGCAACCATGTGGCGCGTCCCGTCCGACTTACATGCCGCAGAAATCGGGACCGTGAGTGGGCGTCGCAGCTTTGACAACCGCATCGGCAGGGCCGTGTCCGTCCACGGTCCCGACGGGGAAGGGAAGGGGTTTGCGCAGATCGGGACACGCCACGCAGGACGCCACAACGCCGCCAACGAAGTTGGTGGCCGGGCGGTTTATCTGTCAGTCGTGGCACCCGTGACCAACGCGCAGACACCCGGCGCGCAGCAAACACGCGCCCCGGCGACCCAGCGCGGTCGTCAGTTCCCCCACGGCACCATTCGCCGCAGTGCGGCGGGTGGCACACATTCTGACGAGACAGGGACCGGACAAGCTCTGGATGCGTGGGGACCAAGGCACCCAAGCCCAAGATCCCGCACCCGGCCGGTCGCCGCAGTCGTCGGAACCGTGGGTTCGCTGACGTCGCGGTAAGTCGCCCAAATCCTTGTCGCACACGGCCAACCGAGCGCACCCGCGCACGTGAGAGCACGGGTCCGGTCGGCCGCGCAGCGCGTGCCGCCGACCGGACCCCTGTTTCCCACCGGTCCACCCCTCCACTCCGCAGTCCACCGTCCGTTGCCATTAGCTCACGACCCGACCCGTCACCGCAGCTCACCCACGTCCGGGAAAGGACAATCGCTATGCAGAAACCACATCCGCCGTTCACCCTCGACCCCTCCCGGTGCCGCCGGTCCCTCGCCGTCATCGGCCGGAACGGGCGCGGCCTGGGCAGGGGCGCATCCGCCCCGTCCAGCACGCAACCCATCACAGTCCCCAGGCCCGTCCACCAACCGGGAGACGTGTGGCTCCCCGGTCCCAATCAGTTCGGGTTCCAGTGCCCCCGGTGCCACAAGGCAGCCCCGTGGCTCATCGCGCAACGCCTCCACGTGGGCGGCGGTCGCCCCGCGTTGGCAGGCCCATGCTGCGACACCGTGCCGCGTTCAGTCAACCGCACCGTTCGGAGGGCGTCATGAAGAAAGTGCGACCCGTCCCAGTCCCGACCGCGTATCCGGTCCCAGACGAGCCGAATGTGGCCGTCTACGCCACGGAAGCGGACCGTGCCGTGCCGGTCCCTGCGTATGCGGAGCCGTGCGTGCGCCCCGCCACGCGAGGGGTCACGTTGCTCATCCACAACGCGGAGTCGAACGCCGTCACCGTAACCACTGCCCAGGGGTTTTACATGTCTGGGCCAGACGCGCACGGCGAAGCGTACTTCACGTACACCCCGGCCGACCGCAACTACGATGTGGCCGTGGGCCTGTCCAGCGTGGTGTCCATCACCATTCTGGGCCAGATGCCCGAACTGTTCAACGAGATGCCCCGCGCCAAGGGCGGCATCTCGTAGGTCCGTGGTCGTGAGCTAATGCCAGCGGATGGGCCGCTGGAATGGAGGCCAACATCATGGCAAGGCAGTTCGTGTTGCGCGAGGGGCGCACGCTCACCAGCTTGGGTGGGCACGGCGTCGCTCGCACCCTGCCCCACATGCACTCCACCGACGCGGTGTGGTGGAGTCCTCGGGGCAACAGCTACGTCGCGGTCTGGGATCCCGAGGGCTCGGTGGCGTATCCGCGAGGCTACGGGAACCAGTACCCGTACTTCATCGCGAGCATCAACGGCATCGGCGAGATCCGGTGGACGATTGAGCTCGACAAGGACTTTGACCTCTCGTGCGACCAGTCCGCACGGGACGCCGTGGCCTATTTCTTTGAGGAGCGCGTGCGATGAGGGACATTGCTCGACGCTACGCGTGCCCGACCTGCGGCAGCATCGTGGCGCGACCGGAACGACCAGTCCGGGTTCTTGACCACCCCCGCTACTTTAGCGGGTCCACCTACTGGCAGATCACACGGGAACGTCCGTTGCAGGACGGCCGGATGTTCGCTATCCTGGAAGGCAAGAATGGCACTTGGATTGCCGTGACCCAGGACGGCGACCGCTGGCTGCTCCCGAACCGGGACTAACGGAGGGACAATGCTCACGAATAAGCACACCATCTTGCTCACGGTCCCGACCGATACGGACCCGCTCGGCATCAAGCCGAAGAAGCGCACGGTGGGCACTTGCCCATGCGGTCGTGAAGTCACGATCCAGTTCGACGACACGGAGTGTGAGTGCGGACGCTACTACAACCTGTTCGGGCAGGAATTGATCCCGCAGAGCCAGCGGGAATACGAAGGAGACGATGATGAGTGACGACACACGCAATGAAGACCGCCGCTACTTGCAGAACCCGAACGCGTGGGTGACCTTTCTGATGGCCCCCGTGAAGACACACGACCGCGGCCTGAACCGGCGCATCGGCGTCGTGCTGGACGAGTCACGCGCCGCTGGCTGGCAGGTGTACTTGACCAACATGTTCAGCTTCGACCCCAAGGCACCCGTCGAAGTGTTCGACACGCTGGACGCGTTGCTCGACGTGTGGGAAGTCGACTAATAAAGTTCCAAAGCGTCGGGACGAGCCGTATGATCATCGTATGGCCGAATCCCGGCCGGAAAGGGGCACCTTCACATTATGCTCGTGAATTGGGACAAACTCGGGACGGAGCCGATGCGCCCCGTCCCTGTGCAGCGTGAACCGCTGTACACGTTCGATGCAGCCGGGGCGCCGCTGGTGCGGTGCATCCACTGCGGCGCACGCACCCCGGTCTGGGGCGAGCGCACCATCTCGCGGGGCCACATGGCTCCCGTGCCGAACAAGCGATTCGGTCTACGCTTGGCAAACGGCATGATCGACGACCGCAAAGTGCTGTGGATTCCGTTCGTGACGAAGGGACCGGGCTGCCCCGTGTGCGTGAGCGCATGGGATGAGCTGCAGCGCACCGCACCGCCCGGAAAGGCGGCATTCCTGCCCGATGGGGTGAAACTGTGAAGTCCGCATTCGTGTCCGACCACTTGGAAAAAGCCGCCGACCACCTGTTGCTGGCGGTGGCCGACGACCCGCGACTGGCCATCGATCCAGTCATCGTCACCGAAGGCCCAACGCCCCGGCGCATCAGCCCTCGCCGGCAGTTCAACCGCGAGTGGACGCGGTATCTGGTCCAGTGCAGCCGCCAATTCGGGGGCATCGAAGAACAGGAGTGGTGACATGACCTTCACCGAGGCATGGGACATGGGGCTGTGCCCCATCCCGCTACGGCAGCGACAAAAGGTGCCGCTGATGCCGTGGAAACGCTACCAGACCGAGCGGCCCACCCGCGAGCAATGCGCGGAATGGGACCGCCGCTTCCTCGACCCAAAGTTGGGGATGCCCTATAACCTCGGGCTGGTGACCGGGGCCATCTCTAACCTGGTGGTCGTGGACGCCGACACCCCCACGCAAGTCGAGTGGTGCAAACAACACTTGCCCATTACCCTGATGGTGCTGACGGGGCGCGGCCGTCACTTCTACTACCAGGCCAACACCCCCTGTGAGCGCAATGCGCGTGCCACGCGCTTCGATGTGCGTGGCGAAGGTGGCTACGTCGTGGGGCCAGGGTCCACGCACGAGAATGGCACCATCTACACACTGGTGACTCCGTGGCAAGATTTGACCACGCTCCCCGTGTTCAATGAGGGATGGTTTTACTTGGAGTAACCGATGACACCACAGCCCGTGACCGAGAAAGACGTGGCCGCGTTGTTGTCCCTCTTCCAGCAGGAATCGTGGGACCACCGCACCGAAACCAGCTTCGTGCGTGACGAGCGCATGGGCTGGCAAGTGACATGGGAAACCTTCGACGCCTGGGGGCCAAGCACCGATGGCACCAGCTGGGCCGGGGGCCACCACACGGCGGAGGGGGAATTCAAGCCGACGTTGGCCGAGGCCATCCAGTCGGCGTGCGATCACTGCTAAATCGTGCGTTTTTAGGCCAAAGTCGCACATTTTGTAGGTTGCAAGTTACCTCGATTGTGCGACGATCATGGTGTCGGCCACGGCCGACGCAGGGGATGATTCCAGAAAGGCGGTGCGTATATGAGGCAGTTCAAAGTAGAGTTTCTGGTGTCCGACGAGGCCATGGTCCCGCCCGACGAGGCCATCGCCGTGCTGCTGGAAAGCATCCCACGGCAGCTGACACACGATTGCAGCCGGTCGAACGACGCGTTGCTGCCCGAGGAGATTTCCGAGGTGAAGGTCACGCTCGTGCGTGAGGAATAGCCATTGCAGGACGCCCGTGACCTCTGCCCCCGCAGGTCATGGGCATCGTGGAGTGGGTTCCCCACACCCCGCACCCTCCCGGTCGGAGGGACACATTCTGGAGGGCCGTATGGCCAAGCAGACCGCCGCCGTCGCCGCCAAGACCGGAACCATCAAGGTGCCGGCCACCGCCGCCGCTGCCACGAAGCAGACGGGGGCGCTCACCCCTGCCGCGAAGGACGCCCCGCCCAAGGCGCCCAGCAAGTTCGTGGCGACCGTGACGTGGGACGGGCAGCCGAAGCGCGTCCACGTCGCCGAGTACCAGGACATGACCTTCGCGGTCAACCCGACCAAGAAGCTCACCGACGTCGAGCTCGCGGCCGACTGGCGCCGGGTGTTCCCCAACGCCGTCGCCTACACCGAGTTCCACGTGCAGGGCGCACGGCGGGACTTCAACGCGGGTCGGCACTCGAAGGAGTTCCGGGGCCGCACCTTCTCCGTCCCCGAGTTCATCCTCGTGGACGGCAAGCGGACGGCCGTGACCGAGGCCAAGTCGGCCGCGCCCGTCGCGCCGAAGACGGCCCCCGCGCCCAAGGCCGAGCCGACCAAGGCCGCACCCGTCGCGCCGAAGCCGACCGCGCCCGTCGCGAAGGCGAAGGGCATGACCATCAAGACGAACCGCGTGAAAGCGGCGTAGTCCAGCCGGGGGTGCCCCCACCCCTGGTCCCATTCACGTGAGGCGTTCGTAACCTGCAGAGGAGATGATCATGGCCAAGAAGGAAGACGCCGCCCCGAAGGCGGTCGCGCCCGTGTCCGTCAGCTACACCATCCCGGCCACCGACAGCTCGGCGGCCTACAACAAGTTCGGCCCGATGGCCGCGCTCGAAGGGGACAAGTGGCCCCTGTTGATCGGGCGCGGGGGCGTGGTCTACGTCCACAAGTCCTTGGATGTGTCTAAGGGCAAGTCCGTGACGATCACCATCACCAGCGAGTAGGCGTTCACCGCAGGGCGGGGCCACATCCCAGTGGTCCCGCCCGCTTTCATGGGAGGCACCATGCCCGCAGCCCGTACGTGGGAAGATCGCATCTACGACGAGTTCATCCGCGATGCGACACCCGCCGACTTCTTCAACGTCCCCCTCGCCGAAGACGAGGAATCCGACGCCCGTGAGCTGATGGGCCATGTGCGCTACATGGCCACGAACCGCGAACAGCTGACTCGCGCCACGGCCAAACTCCTATCCAAAGACAAGGATGGCAACTGGCCCGAGGACACTCGGAACGTCGGCATGACCACGCACACGGTCCAGTGGCTGCGCATCGAGCACCACGGACAATACTGGGAAGTGGCCTACGGCAGCCAGGAGGCCACGTCCAACTTCAGCGCCGTGGCGCGGGGCCGCACGCTGGCCGAAGCGTTGTTCAATGTCGCGCAGGAGGGATGATATGGCCACGTTCAGGGTCGAGTTCTACCGCCGTCACGACTCCTACACGACCATCGAGGTCGAGGCCGTGACCCCCGATGAGGCCAAGGTCAAAGCTCAGGCCGTCATCAACACCGACGCTGACGCGTTGGAGTGGAGTGATCCGAACGAGGACGAGCCGAACGAACCGCAGTTCGTGGAAGTGACGCGAGTGAAACCGTTTGAGGAGGTGGGAGAATGAGCAAAGTTCCGGACACCGGGCAAGACACGATTCAATTCTACTTCCACACCGAGGGCGATGAACCCAGCACCTGCGTCCCCATTCAGCTGTCCCATGTGGACAGCGGCCACAACATCTGGTCCTGCGGACAGGTGGTGGTGTTCGGCAATGAGGCCCGTCTGTGCCACGTCTGCATTCCGTATGCGGCGGTGCTGACCATCGCCTCGCTACACGCAGGCACCCCGTATGACTCACCCCAGACAGACGGCATCACCCTGGATGCAAAGGTGGTCACATGAGTTACGTTGACCCGGATTTCAAGTCCAAGAAGGAGTTCAAGGCCGCCGTCGACCGCTGGCGCCGGTATCACGACTTGATTCAATCGCGCAACAAGCTCCGGCCCGGTCAGGTCGGTTACCTGATGGACACGGAAACGCTGCACAAGGAGTTCCCCGGTGGCGAACCGGCGCGGCTGTACACCTACAATCCAAGTGGGATGTTCCCCACACCGAAGAATGGCAGCGACGTCATCGAGGGGCCGCACTACCCCAAGCCGCATCGGTGGTACGCGGTCGTGCAAGTCAAAGATGGATACGTGGTGAAGGTTACGGGGTAGCCATGTCCTGGACAGATATGTCACCCGAGGACCGGGATTTCTACTACATGGAGGGATTCGAGTACGGGAAAACGCACGAGTCCTATGGTGAGGACGAGCTGATTCCCATCCCCCACTACTATCACAAGCCGTGGATCGAGGGATTCACCTTCGCCCGTCGATTGGCCGCAGCACCGCCGATTGACTACACCTGAATGGAGGCACAGACATGTCCTATCTGTATCGCGTGACGTACTACGGGCGTCACAACATCAAGCTCAAGTCGGAGGACGTAACCGCCGACGACTACCGCGAGGTACTGACCAAGATCGACCGGCCCCCCTCGGGCACCGTGCGCCTGTGGATCGGCATGGTCCCACCGCCGCAGCCCAAGCCCGGTGTGTGCGGCATCTGCGGCGGATTGGCGCGGAAGTGCAACTGTCTTCCCATCCCGAATGAGGAGCGCACCGATGGACTCGTTTCAACTTCCTGACGGATACGACCGGCACAAGACACGGCGGCAGCTGACGGTGCGGCGACTGACCGACGCCGAAATCTACGACCTGCCACAGCACATCCACCGTGTCAAACTCATCTGCAACGACGGACAGCTGCGCGATGTGCGGATGAACGGCAGCATCCGCAGGTGGAAGACCATGCCCGACCGCATCAGCATCCCGTTGAAGGTGGGGTTCCGCGAAGCGTTCCGTCTTGACTTGCTGGACGCCCGGCGCGACTTGGTCATGGTCGTGGAGGACCATTCTGGAGAAGACACTGTTCCGGAACGGGAGCATCGGCACAACCCGGATTACTGTGCCAAGTGCAACGGCGTGTGCCAGATGCCAAAGGAGTAGCCATGCCCACCCTGTGTGAAGATTGTGGGCGGCTGACCCGGCACGCGGTCTATCAAGCCACGCCGTACCGGATTCGCTGCCCCCGGTGCGCGTCCAAGGCCAAGTCGCCCGAACATCCCTGCCTCCAGTGTGGCCGTGACCTCGGCCCAGAGCGGTTTCTGGGTGCAGTGTGCGGCCGATGCTGCCGCGCCAACCACAAGCGCGTCACGGGGAGGTAAGCATGGAAGAGCAACTGACGTTTTCCGAACTGTACGAGCGCGAACACGGGACCGAAACCTCGTGCCCGAAGAACAAGGGCAAAGCCCACCGCCCCGACTGGACCAAGGTCACGATGGAACGGGACGGCACCACTTTCTACCTGGACGTGGTGTGCCGTTACTGCGGGCGCAGCGGGTGCATCGGCACGGTGAAGAAACTCGAAGAGTCGGTGGACTGGTAGATTGGAGGCACACATGACCTGCGTCCAGTGTGGTCGTCGCCGTACCGCAGCACGTGAGTGCGTGTGCGCCCGGTGCGCCGCGTTCCAGCGCTGGAAGAAAGGACTCCCATGGAAGAAACTGGCCCGACGATCATCGACACGCCGAAAGGCATCAGGATGTATCACCTACTCCAGTTGAAGCACGCCATGCACGTGCAGATGGAGACCGGCCTCGTCTATTCGAAGGGGTCCGTGTTCAACTACGTAAAGACAAAGTTCGGGTTGCGCGGCAACCACAAGAAGGTGTACAAGGCGTATTGCAAGATGCACAATCTGGAGGAGTAACATGGCGGAACACACCGACTGGCAACAGAAAGAAAAGGATGACATGGCTGCCGCCGTGCGTGCGCTGTCCGACTGCGCGAACCGAGGTCACTCGGCGAAGTTGTTCGTCGAGTACATGGACCGCGAACACCGCACTCTGCAGCAGCAGATGACTGGGATGTTCTTGGCCTGGATGCAGCACCTGGCCAGTCTGAACGACAACTACTATGACCTGCGGAACGAGGATGCGGTCAAGTTGTCGAAGGTCTGTATCCGCGCCATCGACGACGCAGGCATGATTCCCTACGTCCGGTTGATCTGACAAGGGTATCATGGCCCGAGTCACCATCCGAAAACGAAGGAAATACGGCCCAGCGCTCACCTGGGATGAATTGGCACGGGACTACGACGCCGCGCAGTACCCAGGGGCGCGGCCAGCTCGCACCCTGCCGATGTGGATCGTGTCCGCGTGGGCTGCACGCCAGCATGACAAGTACGTGGTCGATCCAGTCAAGGATACGTTCCACCGCATCCTGTTAAAGGGAGGAGAAGGATGAAGCCCATGTTCACGGTGAAGCGTGTCGCGCCGCAGACCCATGTCTTGTACGCGCACGGGTTCGCAGACGACACCGGCAACGAGAAGGCAACCATCGTGCTGACGGTCGTGGCCGGGTCCGACTCCCGCATCGCACGGAAGGACATCCAGGACTTCTGTGACAAGCTGAACGCGGTCGTCGCGGAACGTTACGGCGTCCTGGACGGAGGAGGGAACTGATGGCCTGCATGTGCGGCGATTACTGTTGCTGGTCATGCGGCCCCGCACAGGGGAATTGGAAGTGTCCCATCTGCGGGGAGTGGGCTAGCGAAGGGTGCGACCACATCGCGGATGACGGCAGTGACAAGCTGCCCCTGGATGTGAAACCCGAATTCAAGGCCGAGGCCGAGGCCGCCCTGAAACGTCAGGCGGAGGAGGAAGACGCGTTGTATCGGGACTACGAGGACAACAAGAAGTACGGGGAACAGTACAAGGCGCTATGTGAGAAGGAGAGGAGGGAACGTGCTAAACCGTGAGCAGATGCAGGAGCAGTTGATCCGGTATTCGGAGTCCGTCCGGTCGGTGGACGCCGCCTACAAGGAGATGACGGATCGCGTGTCCGACCACACGCAGGAGTTGAACCGTCTGGACACCCGGATCACGGAGGTAGAAGGATCGTTCATCAAGATGTTGACGGACACCATGGAGGCCACGAACAACGACCTGCTTCGAGTGGAAGGGCGGGTTGACGCACTGGAGAGTCACAACCGCACCTTCTGGACACGCGTGCGGTTCCTGTTCCTGGGGAGGTAACCCAATGCTTCGCATCACCTTCGACGAGCGTGATTGCACCCCCATCGAGGAGTATACCACGGACGAACTCCGTGAGGAGCACATGTCCTTGGACCAGGACATCGACCGGATGAAGTCCCAACTTGACCTCATCGAGGCCGAACTCAAACGCCGGGAAGGGAAATGCCCGACGCACGGGGGGTATGAGAAGGACGCGAACGATTCCCCGTGCCCCTCGTGCGAGGATGAGGACGAGGACACCGACACCGGCTTCGATTATCCCGACGAGGATGACCGCAGCGAATTCGCGGACCCCGGCGGCACCAGCGCGCTGCGTGCGGCCACACCCTCGAACCCGCGCAACTTGCCCTGTCCCACCTGTGGGCAACCGAACCGCCTGACGCCGAAGGACAAGGCGTTGGGCTACCAATGTGATGCGTGCAGTGACGCCGTTGAGCGTGGAGCACCTTAATGCCCTATTGGGATAAATACTCTGCCGGTAAACAAAGGGCCATACTGCGCAATAGGTATTGGTTTGCACAAGTAATGGCAGAGACCGAGTGTGAGGGGTGTCACACACAACCGCCGCCAGAAGATTGGCCTATAGAGTGGCATCACCGTGTCCGCGCTGCGCATCGACACACAGCCGTTACGCACTTGGTAAAACTCGGTGCGTCCATCGAGCGTATTTTAGAAGAAATGGAAAAGTGCGTGCCGCTATGTCGGCGGTGTCACATGAAGGAAGATGGACGTTTACACCAGATGCGGGACATTCATCCCCGTAAGAAAGGAGTACGGTATGCCCCTTTGCTTCCTCAACCGTGTTCGATCTGTCACCGAAGGAAATCGGCCTACCGGCCGGGCGTGTGCAAACAGTGCAAGTATGGACGGTGACACCTGCGCCGATAAACTGGAACGGGGGTGTGACTGATGCCTGCAGTCTATGGCCGAATTACGATTGACTTCGACCGTGAGCAACTCATATTCCTGGTCGCAGGGATGATCACGGCCGGGATGCACGCGAACTCCAATATTGACCTCAGCTTGGACGATGCGGCCGTGTCCGCTGTGGAACAGGCCAAACTCATCCTCCGCACGATACGGGAGCACATCTGATGGACCCGCAACAGGCGTGGCAGGACATCGTGGACACGGCCGCCAGCATCGACATCGAGGACATGGACCCGGCCGCCAGCTTGGACCCGGATGTTCTGGTCAAGATGGTGGAACAGATCCTCGAACTGAATCAATGGCTGCTCCGTGGCGGATTCCCGCCGAAGGGCGCATACCTAACCAAGGACACCGAGCAGGAGATTCGGAACATGGAGGACCGAAACGAGCATCCGTGGGATCGGAGGGGCAAACGATGAGAGTGCTCGTCTGTGGCGACCGGAACTGGACCAACCGGGCCAGCATCTATCGTGAGTTGCTGGAGCTTCGGAAGAAGCACGTCGGTCCCATCACCGTCATCGCTGGCGGATGCCGGGGCGCAGACACCCTGGCCACTAGTTGCGCGTGGCAACTGAACATGGACGTGGAGGAGTACCCAGCGAACTGGGGGACGCAGGGACGGGCCGCTGGTCCGATCCGCAACCAACTGATGTTGAAGACCGGCATCCATCTGGTGCTGGCCTTTCACCCGAACCTGTCCGAGTCCAAAGGGACAAAGGACATGGTGAACCGCGCCGCAAGTGCTGGCGTGCCTGTCCACATTTTCACCGAGTAGGAGGTCACCGTATGCCGTTACAGTTTGGTCAGAAACCCACGAGCGAACGGATCTTCGTCCGCATCCAGTCGTTGGATGGGGAGGGAAAGATCACGCGCACCCAGTCCATGAACGTCTGGCAAGCGGAATTCGACACGGTACTGTCCGCCGTGACCCAAGCGTTGAGCGCCGTGTTCGGCGGCACCGACCTGGACCCTTCCCTGGTCACGGAAGCACCCGTTCCCATCAAGGGCCGGTTGCGCCGGGGGAGAAAGGCATGATCGCCAAAGGACTGTCCAGCGCGATGCGAGCGATGGCGACGCAGCTGTCCGCCACGGCCGACGACCTGGATCGCCTGGGGGCGATGTGGGGCGAAGACACCCCCGCCGTCGTGCCGGAACTGAAGAAGAAGGCCAAGGCCATCCGCAAGGATCTCGCCACCAAACGCCACAAGGCGTCCAAGCCCCACTGGACGCAGACCCCGGAGGGGAAGAAGAAGATCGCGGCCATGAACGCCAAGCGGTGGGCCAAGAAGGAGGTCCATGAAGAAGCCGATCCGTCGTCAACGCCCAGTGAAGGGCGGGCGTGATCCCCTGCCGGCCTGTGTCATTCGGGACATCCGGCACGAGGTCGAGCGGCTGGCCCGTCGCCACAACGTCAGTCGGAGTTTCGTGATCGCCGTGGCACTGGCCGAGGCGTTCGGCATTGACGAACAGGAACGCTACATCGGAGGAATCCGTGTCGGCCCCCCAGTCAAGAAGTAGTTACCCGCATATTCTGCGGGGCCGTGTCTGTTCCGTCGCCGTCTATCCCGGCCGAGCACCCGGATCGTCCGCGATGGCAGACGCTATCGACAACCGTGAGTGGAGCCGCCTCATGTCGTGGGGCGTCAAGTGGTGGTGGCCCACACAGGCCATCTGGATGACGGACTGGTGCGACCAGCTGGTACGCCGTCCCCTACGGTGCAAAGTGTATAAGGAGACATCATGCTCGCCATCGACAACGAAACCCCGGTCCAGGCCCCGCTGAACGGCTTGATTCAGGTCAGTGTGACCACCAACGGCGGATTCCAGGAGATGAACCTGGACTATGAATGCATGTGGAAGAAGGATGGGATGTTCGTGTTCAAGTCCTATGACCAGGGCGGCAACGTCGTGTACTTTAAGATGAAGGAGGACGAGGCCATTCTGGCCATCTTCGACACGATGATCCCTGCCGGGGGGCAGTCCGACACACGGCACTAACAAGGAGACCCAATGGTTGACGCCAATAAAGACAAGATTCTCGACCGCATCGTGAAGTTGTTTCGCCTGGGCAGTTCGGACGCGAACACGACCGAGGCCGAGATGTTGTTGGCGATCTCCCGCGCCAAGGAAATGATGGCGCGGCACAATCTGTCCATGGCAGAAGTTGAGATGAAACTGGGGACACCGGAACACGTCAACCAGTTGCGGGAGCGGGTCCGGGAGTACACGGCCTACACCCGGAAAATCTCGGACTTCGCCTATTACGACTACAACGTGGCGTCGTGCGTGATGACGCTGACCGGGACACGCGCCGTGGTCTCTACCGGAAAGAACCGGTGGGATGGACTGTCCAAGATGCAGTTCATTGGGATGGAGGAGGACGTGGCGATTGCCGCCGAAATCTTCATCATCTTTCTGGAAGCCGTACGCCGGGCTGCCCGGTCCACCTATGGCTCGGGATGGTCGTCGCGCCACACGGCCTACGCCATTGGGTTCAGCAGCCGGATGGCCAAACGTGCCCAGGAAGCCGGAAACCAGCTCAGTCGAGAGGAGGCCTCAACCATGGCCCTGGTCGTGCAGGATAAATCGTCAGCCATTGACGCGTATCTGCGCGAGCGGGGAACCGCACAATCAACTCGAAAACCTCGAATCGCAGACGGAGCCGCCTATGCCCGTGGATACGAAGATGGGGGGCGGATGAACCTGTCTGTAAAACGGAACCTCAAATGAGGCACACGCATGACGCTCGTCCTGGTCGGCGTCATCATACTTGCTGTATGGTGGGCGCATCATTACCAGCCCGAGCCGCCATCGGTCCCGACCGTGCCGCCAGTCCCCGTCAAACGGGAGCGACCGCCGCACCGTCCGCACTGGATTGCGGAGATCCGAGTGGGCAAATTCAAGTCACCGAAACAGGTGAAAGTCGAAGCCACAACCGAAGCCGAGGCGGTGATGAAGTTGATTACGCCGCCGCACAGCTTCCACCCCCGAGATATCGGTCTTCTCAAGCGGATGCGGTAATGGGGGCCGATCCGGGGTTTGGGCGTCAATAAATTGACCACGGGAAGGCGTCTTAGCGTCCCTGTAGGACGCGAACGGGGGCCGGGACGGGTTGCGGGTCCGCCCGTGGCCCGTTCGGGCCTGTAAGGGGCGGCAAATGTGATGCGCAGATTGCGGTATTTCACGCGGCCATTGTTGCTCGCGGCCGAGCGGGAACGCGTCCGCCGAGGATGGACCGACCAGTACGAGCATCCCCGGTTCACCCGGTTACCGGCCGGAGCGCGGTTTCCGATCATCTATGACCATGCCTTTCATCGAGATGGCTGGATGCATGTCGTCGTACTCTGGCCAGAACAGGGGATGGCGTGGTGGATGAACGTCAGCTTCGAGCTGTATCGGAAGCTCCCGGCCATGACCGTGCATCCCGATCTGTATCGCTGGTAAAGGAGAAATGATGAATGTACCGAAAGTGACTCGCATTACGATCCAGATAAAGGTACCAGGGGCCAGGCCACGAGAGTTCTATCCCTACGTTGTGGACGCTCGTATCTTGGTCAAGGACATCTTCGCCCTCCATCGTCCGGTGACGGTGCCAGTGGGCAGCATGGAACCGAAACAGGAGGGGAAGGATTGGACCCTGACCCACATCCCGACGGGGCAGCGGGTGTTGCACGGCATCCTGACCATCAAGCAGGCCATGTCCATTGTCAAGGATCTGACAAACAAGGGCATTGACTGGTCGTTCACGGACATCCAGACCGTAGATGAAACGCTACGAAAACGGGCCAAGGAGGTGGTCCAGGCCATCAAAGGGGTGTATGGGTTGCCGGAGTATTAGAGCAATTCAGCTCACGATTGGCGGATGGACACCATGCGCCGCCCCAGGTGGGGGAAGTCATGGTCGCCATCCCCATACATATCCTTCTATAAGAAAAGAAAGATCTATATGAGAGATAAAGAATGGGGGTGGGTGGGGTGGGTTCCCCCCTTCCCCCAACCTGGGGGCCGACACGCCACCCATTCGCCAAACGTGAGGTGAAAAAGTTGGAGGGGCAATGTTAGGCAGAACCTACGAAGAGTTGAAGAAGGACGCACGCTTGGCGTGCAAAGTACGAGGGCACTTCATCCGGCGCATCAACACCACCAGCTGGACCGAGGCACATGGGCATCGTGGCGCGGCCAAGTGTGAGAAATGCCCCGCGTATGTGCAGGTCATCCAGCACCCGGCCCCGAATGAGATCGACATTGGCGGTCCCGCAGTCGCCATGGACTGCCCGACCGATCCGAAGTGGTGCTGACATGGACGATCACCGCAGTCCACATCGTCAGATTAAACACGAAGCGCGGGTCATCGCGCAGAAATTGGGCCACGCGCTCCGTCCGTTCGATGCCAGCATCCGGGTGATGTTTCCGCTGTACATCACAACGTGCTATCGGTGCGGACGGCCTGCCGTGGTTCGGCCGCGTCCGATGATGTTCGAGCCCAGATTCAGCGGTTCCGCGCTGGAAGAAGTATGCCCGCGACGGGGGGCCAAGGACGGGCCTGAAATAAATGTTTCAAGCGCCCCGAAACCCGTTGCTTCCAAGCTCGGTGGGGTGTAATATGAGCCGTGCAATGGGGATTCACCACCCCCTGCTGCCCTTACCAGGGACCATGACAACCGGCACGAGTGGGGCAGCCTTCCATCATGGAAGGTCGGTATTGTCATCGGTCAAAACGGAGTGTGTATGGCGAAGATTCTGCGGGTGAAGGGGTCCACGGCCCCGGCGAAGGCCGAGGCAACGGAACCGAAGGCCAAGGCGGCGAAGAAGGAGACGCCGTCGAAGTACCTGGGGCGCACGACCGGGATGCGGGTCATGGCGTTTCAGGACAAGCTGATGCGGGAGAATTACAAGGCCAAGCTCACCGACGAGCGCCTGGCCGAGATCATGCGGGCCGAGTTCCCAATGGCCGCGGCCTTTACGACCGCACACGTCAAGGGCATCCGCTCCATGTTCAACCACGGGAAGCGCGCGAGTCAGGATGGCCAGCCTCCGGCCAAGACGTTGACCGAGTTCGATGCCCAGGGCAGTCCCATGGTCCGGGGCGGAGGCGGAGGCGGCAAACCGCCGTCCGTGCCGAAGGGCATGGGAAAGCTGGCCCCGTCAAAGCCGGTGAAGGTCCGAGGGCGGAAGGCGAAGGCCGAACCCGTCGAGGACGAAGAGGAAGAGACCGAGTAGGCGTAGGCCGGGGTCCAGCCGGGGCATCATAGGGGCTGGACCCCATTTTCACATTCTGAATCGGAGGTCGTATGGCCACGAAAGCACCCGCACGCGTGCAGACCAACCTGGTCGGCCGCATCATCACCAAAGCGGATTCCATTCCCGTCGGCAGTTACCGCTGGCCGGTAGACGATCCGATCATCTATGTTTCAACCTTTCCCGCTGAGCATAAAGCTGAGATTGTTGCGGTCTACACCGACAACGATGGGGAACTGAAACTGGGGTGCCGCACCCTGCTGAAAGGGCTGTTATTCGTCATCCCGGCCACAGACAATGGCCACACCGTTTCTGACCGCTGACCATGTCGCGCACCCTACTGCCGCAGCAGCACGAGGCGTTGCGGTACGCGCAGACGCGGAACCGTATCGCCCTATTCATGGAGATGCGCCTGGGAAAGACCAAGGTCGCTATCCACTGGGCCAAGCACCATCGGTGCGGCCGGATCCTGGTCCTGGCCCCGTTGTCGGTGTTGCCGGGGTGGGTCGAGGAACTGTCCAAAGAAGATGTCCGTGCCACGGACGTCTTCTTCTTAGAAGGCCCGACCCGTGACCGTGTGGCTATGGCGAATGAGATCGACGAGGGCTGGGCGTTGTGCAATTACGAAGCCATCGTCCATGCCCCGCAGCTACTGGCGTTGCCGTGGTCGGCGCTCATTCTGGATGAGTCAACCCGGATTCGGAATCCTAAAGCAAAGACGACCCGTTTCCTCCTGACGCGCACGGCACACATCACGCGACGGGCGATCCTGTCCGGATTACCGGCCCCAGAAGGTGCGCTCGACTACTACTGTCAACTGGCGTTTCTCCACGGTCAGTTCCTGGATCGGTACAATTTCTGGTCATTTCGAGACCGCTACTTTTACCCGGATGTCAAAGGATGGGAGTGGATGCCGAAGACCGGGACGGTGGACCTGGTGAAGAAGGAGGTGCATCGGTTGGCGTTCGTCCTGACCCGGAAGGCCGCAGGCATGGGCGAACGAAAGGTCTACGAACGCCGGTATGTCAGCATGACCAAACCCCAAGGTCGCTGGTATTACCAGGTGATGCGGAAGTTCGCCTTTAAAGACCTCGAGACAAAGTGGGTAGTGACCCAGTACGTGTGGGCGGCACGGCTGGCCGGGGGATTTAGCCCAGATCAAGATCATCCGGAATTGATCTCAGATGCGAAGGCCGAGGAAATTCTCCTTCTACTGTCCTCGGAATTGAAGAATGAGCCGGTTGTCGTCTGGTTCCGGTTCAACGAAGAACTGCACCATGTCGCGTCCCGCCTTGACGGGGCGGGCATCAGTTATCGCAGTATCACGGGGGACACCCCGCCTGACCTTCGACGCAGCTATCAACAGTTGTTTCAGGAAGGGCAGGTGCAGGTCATGCTAATGCAAGTCAAATGTGGAAAGTTCGGGCTGAACCTATCGCGGGCCTCGACCGCTATCTACTATTCCAACGACTACGATTATGAGGGCCGGGCGCAGTCCGAGGACCGCATCGTGCATCCGTTGAAACACGAACCGTTGCTGTACATTGACTTGATTACGCGCAACACCGTCGATACGGCAGTTGTCGACACCTTGAAAGATAAAAGTGTCACCGCCCGCACGTTCATGTCTCGTCTGCTCGAGAACGTGAAACGTGACTTCGCCATTGTCTATGGCGGGAACCGGCTGTTTGCGCGAAACGCGATGCTGGCGACCACCCCGCTGAAAACGCGGATTAAACAACTGTACATTGGAGACAAAGATGAGTGACAAGTCATGGCCTACCTTCATCGTCGGGCAGTTCGGATCCGTGGTCGGCGTCTTGGCGATGCTGGGACTACTGCTGCTGTCGTTCGCGTGGGTGGTGTGGGCGTTCAAAGTTCTACAAGGCATGATCGCCAGCATCCCCCGTTAGGATATGGTTGCATTTGTCCGGGGTGTCCGAATGAAGTGGAGATCCCGCATTTCACTTGTTTGGAGTGTTTCCTCCGCTGCACGCGGACGTGGAAGGGCGCATGGCACGACGTTACCGTACACTACTCGCCATTGACCCCGGTCTTGCGGGAACGGGATGGGCTATCTGGTATGCGGATACGGAAGCTCCCGACGCCGTAGGCGTCATTCCCCCGCCCCCGTTAGGGGAATTGGCGGGGCGGTGTGAGCGGATCGTGCAGCACCTGCCCCACTTGACATCGCAGCCCATCGTCGTGTGTGAGTTTCCCGAGTTTCAGTCGGGAACCGCCCGCAGCATGGGATGGGCCAAAGGCGATTTGCAGAAATTGACATTTCTGGTCGGGTATATCGCTGGCAGAAATCCGTCTTGCCAGTTTGTGCCGGTCAAACCGTCGACTTGGAAAGGGCAGCTGCCGAAAAGCATTGTCACCGACCGCATCATTACTCGTCTAGGAAAGGAGTGGGCGCAGACATCGGGTGTTAAGACACATGCCTGGGATGCCGTGGGCATTGGTCTGTGGTTCAAAGACTTAAAGGAGACCACATGAAAGTAAAGAAAACTCCCACATCGTTGCCAGTGCGCTACGATCCTGAACGGGATGGCGTCACATTCAGTTTGCTCACGGCATTCAAGGATTGCCGCGAGCTGTGTCGGTTGGGGCTGAATGGCTGGACCGCTGTCGAACCCAGTTTCCCCCTCATCTTCGGAGATGTCGTCCACGAGGTCTTCCATCGGGTGTATGCCGATGCGCAAGCCAAACGGTTGAAGAAACCCCCGACCGAGGACCGCATCCAGGGACTGTTGCAGGACATCGCCAAGGAATGGCGCACGGAGAATCCATTGGCCAGTGCCAAAGCTGTCCAGTTCCTGGAACAAGTTGAAACCCTGTCCGCGGCCATTCTCCCTATCTACTTCAAACACTGGGTGGATGATTTCACCCAGATACACTGGATGGAGAAAGGGCTGGAACACGAGTTCAAAATTCCTATCAGCGGACACGCGGGCCGCACCCCCTGGAAGACATTCCTGCGGGGCAAGATGGACGGCGTGTTCTTCAAGGAGGGTAGCGACCGGCCGTGGTTGTTTGAGACCAAGACCAAGGGACGTATTGAAGAAGGCGCGTTGGTCGATATCATGCCGTTCGAGCTACAGGTCAATACCTACTTGATTGCCCTGTACAAGATGCTGGGGAAAACTCCGGCGGGGGTCAAATACAACATCCTGCGTCGGCCCCAACTCAGGCAAAAACAGCAGGAATCCTTAGCGCAATTCGGCGCCAGGATCGTCGCGGACATCCACGACCGCCCCGACTTCTACTTCATTCGGATGGACATGACCATAGACATGCGTGACTTGGATCGCGCAGAACAGGAGTTGATGGATCTGGTGGGTGATTTCCTGATGTGGTGGCGGGGCCAGACGGGCCACTACAAGAATTCGGCACACTGTGAAAACAAGTACGGAACGTGCCACATGCTGCCGATCTGTTCGCGCCGGGATACCACGGGATTCTACCAGCGCGACCGCATCTTCATGGAGTTAGAAGGTGTGTGATGGGCGACATGGCAGATTGGCTGCTGGGAAGTGCGGACTGGGACAACGGCCTTGAATGGGACGAATACGAAGACTTGCCCTACATCGGCTGTGACATCAGTCGGCTCAGGGGACCGCAACCCAAACGCTGCAAATTCTGCGGGGAGTATCCGCTCTACTGGCACGAGATGTGGCCGCACCATTGGCGGCTTCGTCGCTCGGACGGGACGCCGCACCGATGCGACCATACGCCCAAGACAGGGCGTCTGTTACAAGACCTTCGAAGGAGGCTCACGTGAGAATCGTCTGCATCGGGGGCGGGATCACCGGCCAACTGGTCCAGTTGGTGGTGCCGCAGACCCGTTTGCTGGATTGGCGACCGCCAGACCAGGTGCATAAGCCCCAGACCCGCCGGTATGGGGCCAACTATTTATGGAAGCCGATACCGGGATTGCCGGTGACGTCTTTCCCAGTCATTACGCACGTTGACGGCGCACCCGCGACCAAGGAAAATGTGCTGGCGTATAAGGTCAAGATTGGAAAGGCTTGGGACGTGACGGATCACTTATCCGACCAGTTCATGTTACAGACCACGGGATATGACTGTGCCTTTCCCGATCCCCGAATCGACTATGGCTGCGCCGTTACACACATCGACATGGTTCGACACGAACTACATCTGCGGAACGGGAAGTATCTCGAATACGAAATTCTTGTCTCGACCATTCCCTTGTACGCGTTGCTGCGGATGCTGGATGTATCGATAGGATCAACCTTTCGGTATGACCCGATCTTTGTCAAGGTCAGTGAACGTCCCCCGGACGCGCCCTACCCGCCGAACATGGTCTATGTCAACTATATCTCAGACCCTACGGTTGCGCCCTACCGGTTCACGGATCGGGGGAACGAGCGACATTACGAAGCGCTGTCTCCGATGCCGGGCAGCACCGCCCGGAAAATTGTTCCAGGAAAGATTCACCACAACCCCCGCGCTGCGCAGACTGTGGCGCAGTTAGTGGACAAGAACATCTTCTGTTTCGGCCGGTTTGCGGCCTGGTTGCCGGAGGAGTTAATCCATGAAACGTATGATCGCATTGTGGCATGGGCTGACCGCTTTGGTCTCCGAACGGCGGGCGTACCTCCAGTCAGTGCGACAGGAACGCACCCGGCGTAAACAGCAACGTCGGCGGGAGCCGTTGACGACCGGCCAACTGTGGCATGACCTGTTGTTGGAAACGACCGACACCTATCATCGCGGGAATACAGCAAGATACGCGGGCGGTACCGCCGCGCCCAGCGACGAGCCACACGACCCGCCGCAGTGGGTGACGCCGCGTGGCGTCGACCAGTCCATGCTGTATCGGTATCAAATTGCTCATGTCGTTCACCAGGCCTTGCCCGAGGCAAGGGCGCAGAGCCAACCGGTGAAAGTCGGGAAACTTCGCGTAGTCCGGAAACGGAGAACCGCATGACCAAAGGCGCGGTCTGCCCGAAGTGTGGAAACAAAGATCCGACATTACTAGAGATGTCCGAGACACAGACCCGCACGGCCACGCATCAGCTTCACTTCTACGAACTGGTGTGTAATGTGTGCAGCCATGTTTGGAGCAAACGTATTTCTGCCGTTCCTCACAAGCAGGTGAAACATGGACAGTGACATCTGGCGCGATCAACATGAATTCAATCGATTGCTACGCCCCAACTGGCCAACCACCTATCCGGAGCGCACCGCCCTGACCAAGGAGATGGTACTACACCTGATTTCGGAGTGCGATGAATTGCTCCGGGCCAGTGGGGCGTGGAAGTCCCATCGGCGGGAGGTCGTGCCGGAAAACCGACCGCAGATCCTGGCGGAGTTGACGGACATTCGCAAGTACTGGATCACCGTGGCGCAGGTGTGGGGGTTCACCGAGGAAGAACTGGACGACGCGTACTGGCGCAAATCGGCAGCCGTCCGTCAACGGTATGTCGAAGAATGGGTCCAGCAGTTGACCGGGCCGATGGTCATTCTAGACCTGGACAACGTGTTGTGCGACTATCCACGGGGACTGGTCCAGTGGATCAAGTCCACGCTGTGGACGGATGCGGTAGGGGCCTCAAGTGAAGCATTAGAGGAATTGGCCCACGGTGTCGAGTGGATCAACGCCGCATCCTTGCAATGCAGTCAGCAGGTGTGGCTGGAAATCAAACACGCCTTCCGCACCTCGGGGGCGAAACGGATGCTGCCCGCTCGGCCAAAGGCCGCGGAGTTTACCCGGTGGTGCCGGGACAAGGGATGGAAGATCATCATCCTAACCTCACGCCCGATTGACAAGTACCCGACGCTTTACGATGACACCCTACACTGGTTAAATCACGGCGCGTTCGCGTATGACTTTGTCTGGTGGGGATTCGACAAAGCCCATCAGATCAATGTCCGAGATATCAGTAGACAAGTCATGTTCGCTGTTGACGATGAAGAACAATTCGTCCGTCAGTATCTTCAAGCTGGGATTCGCACCTACTGGATGCAGCGACACCCGGCCTTACAACCCAAGGCGAAATTAGAGTGGATAGACGGGCAACTATCGTGGGTCACCTCGTTACAAGACATTATGGACAAGGAGGAAAAACGTGCCAAAACCAACTGACGTGGGCCATCGGCCTCATGCTGTGCATACGGGTGAGCCGCCGACCACACCGATCTCACGTGGTCCCTACGGGATCACGGTGACCTTGGACACCTGGGGTCCGAAGGACTTCGAGCGCCCCATGTACGACGCCTTACAAGCGAACTGGGGTGAATCCCCATCGCGCATTGTGAACGAAGCTACAGACAACCCGGATGCCGACGCTTATCTGGACCGGTGTTTCGCCGGGCAGACGTTGCCCCAGGTGTTGGAGGGTCTGACGTTCTGGTTCACCATCGACGGGGTGAGCCGAGCCACCACACACCAGCTGGTTCGGACGCGCATGGGCGCGGCCTTCATGCAGCACGGAGGCCGCGACAACGATTGGCGGCACCGGGGCTGGACCATGCCCGAGACGATTGCTCGTGCCTGTGAAGCTGACCTCGCTCATGGAAAGAAATCAGCACAACCTTACCCGGAAGGGTGTTGTGTGACAAGTTGGAAACCCCTTGACGATCTGATGAAATACGAAGCCAGTGTTCGAGGAGTTCCACCAAAAGCCATTGGCTTGGACTCCGTGATCGAGGAACACATTGAGCAAGGAAAGTTCATCTACGCGGCCCTAGTCGATGCCGGGATCCCGTGGCAGGATGCCCGTCGCGTGCTGACGATGGGAACGCAGACCTACATCCACGCCATCTACAATTATCAGGCGTTGAAGGGCGTACTGGCCAATCGGCTGGAACACGTCATGGACTGGGAAATTAACTGTGTGGCGCAGCTGATGCTCCGGGAACTGCACATCCATTGTCCCGAACGTATCTGGGCCAACTTAGGCAGCCACAGTGACCGGGCGGGACGGGCCACGATGTCGGCCATGACGTCCTGGACACCGGATGGCAAGCATCCGGCCGATGCGTCCGACGCGCAGCTGCCACGGGCGCACCGTCCGGAACAGAACCCCTTCTGGGTGCTGGCACCGGAGTCCATGGCCGGAGGCGCAGTTCGCTGGGTGCCGACCAATGGCGTCTACCCCACGCCGCAGGAGTTGGCGGAAACGGGCGAAAAATAGTAGGTTTTCGGTGTTGCTTTCTATGGGCATTCCGGCCCATGATTGGGGGCCGCATTGGACCCGGCGCAGGCATTGTGGCCAAAAATAGCAGGTTTTTAGGAGGGGCAGCATGGCCGTTGTCAAGCGTACCGTTCCGTCTGGCGGGATAACTAAGCCCGCCGTCTCTGTCGCGCCCACATCGGCCGCGACAGCCGTTAAACTTCCCACAGCCCCATCCGTGCCATCCGTAAAGTTGGGGGATTATTCCTTTCTAGTCTTCGGGGATAAGAAGGTCGGGAAAACTTCCCTGGCGGCACAATTTCCCGATGCCCTGTTCCTGATGACGGAACCGGGCGCACGCGCCCTGCCCGTGTACCAGATTGCGATCCTAGACTGGCGCATGTTTCGGGATACGCTGAAACTGTTGCGGACGCCCGAAGGCAAACGGTTCCAGACCATCGTGGTCGATACCGTGGACCTGCTGTTCAAGATGGCCGAAACCTATGCGTGCCAGAAGTTGGGCATCGCGCACCCGTCCGAGGAAGATTGGGGCCGTGGCTGGAGCGCCGTGCGCGATGAATTTACCGCCCAGATGCAGGTGCTGTTGAACATCGGCAAAGGTGTTATCCTGATTTCGCACGCCACGGAGCGAGAAATCAAGACCCGGTCTGGGACGAAGTACGACCGCATCCAGCCGACCATGAGCAATCAGGCTCGTGACATCGTAGAAGGGATGGTCGACATCTGGGCGTACTACACGTACGAGGGGACGCAACGCGTGCTGCAAATCCGGGGCGACGAGCACATCATGGCCGGGAACCGGCTGCAAGAAAATTTCCGGTACAACGGTAAAGAAGTGCGCGAGATTCACATGGGGTCTTCGGCCCAGGAAGCGTACCGGAATCTGGTCGCGTGTTTCGCCAACAAGTACAAGCCCATTGTGATTTCCCCCGAAGAGGAAACGACCCCGGCTCCCGTGATTAAGAAGGTAGTAAGGGGGTAACATGGCCTCTTCGTTCTGTGTATTGATTCCGTCCCGGCAACGGGTGGATGTGTTACGAAAATCACTACAGAAAATGCCGTGGCTCAACAACCGGGAGACGATCATCGGCCTTGAACGAAAGGAACAGGATGCGTACACCCAGATGCTGGCGAAAACAGCGCCGCTGGTGGCGATTTCGACCTATGACAACCCCACTGGGTCTGTGGCCGTGGCCCGTGAGTGTTTACGCCAGGTAGCGGTCGCCAGAAAGTACAGTCACTATGTTGTGACCGATGACAATGCCGTGCATCGCAGCGCACTGGGCCTTCGCAATTTGGTCCAGTGTGCCCAGGAGTGGCCGGCGAAGCCCGTCATCATGGCCGGGATGCACAACACGGCCATTCACTTCGACCGCACAAAAATAGGCCAGAAACAGACGATTAACGGACTCACCTCGTACCCCACCGTGGCCATGATGTTCCAGGTGTATGACCACGCCCTATATTCCCAATACTCGTACCCTCCGGACGCCTATGGCCTGGATGACCGGCATCTGGTCCTCTGGGCCATTGCCCAAGGCGTAAGGGAATTCCGCGTCTGCATGGATGCGCCCTTTACCAAGTCGCGGTACGACAAACAGAAAGGAGAGGTGATCGGCGGACAAGGGTCCATCCCAGAGCGGATGGTGAAGTGTGGATTGGCCATTGCCCGACTGGCGACAGATTTTCCGCGCTACGTCGGCGCAACCGGCACCCTACGGATTCCCTGGACGTTCGTCCTGGATATGGAGTCCGGACATACCGCTGACCGATTGGTTGGCGGGGCGATGCGTAAGGCCGAGGCGATTGTGACGCCTCAACAGAAATCGGCATTTCGGATTCGGACCACCCCGAGGAGTTAAGCGTATGGCACCCGAGAATTTCAGCAAGCAGTTGAAAGCGGCACAGGGACTGTGGGCCACGGCCAAGACCAAGGCCGAGGCGGCGAAGGGATCGCAGTTCACGGAATACGAGGATGGCCGGTATGTGGCCCGGTTGATGGGCGGTAGCATCGGAAAGTCACAGTCGTCGGGGCGGCTGCAGATCACCTGGACATTCAAGTTCGAGGAGGGGGAATACGAGGGCCAGAACAAACTCGATTTCTCCGGCCTTGAAACGGAACAGAATCTCTATTGGTTGGGCCTCCGGTTGCGTGAGTTGGGGTATGAACTGCCGGACAAGGCCGAACAGTTGCAGGAGATCCTGAACGACATCGCGCAGACCAAGCCGTTGTGCAAGATTCGCCTGAAGACCAAGGGTGAATTCCAGAACCTGTTCATCGACAAGGTATACGCGGCCGGGGATGAGGTGCAAGGAGATACCGGCGTCACCGAAACCGAGGAACCGGAAGAGGAAGCGGCCCCGGAACCGGCAGCGGAAGAGGAAGAGGAGGAGCAGCCCGAGGAAGAAGACGAGGACGCCGATACCGTGGACATCCAGCCCGGCATGATCGTTGTGGTGGATTCGGCCAAGGGCAAATTCAAGGGTGAGGTGCTCGAACTCCTCGAGGACGAAGGGAAGGTGCGGGTGAAGCTGGAGGACGGTCGCGTGCTGCGCGTGGGCGGCGACAAACTCCAGGCCGTGGTCGATGCCGCGCCCCCGGAACCCAAGGCCGCGCCGAAAAAGGGCCGGGGCAAGAAGTAACACCACGTCATCTGTAGGCGGTCGGGCCGGGGCCGGGGGTTGTACCCCGCCCCGGTCCATTTCGTTGACTGTAGGACCGCTAAGGGCGGTCCATTACCGCTGGGGGATGTCGTGGGCGTGACCGTTCGGGACCAAATCATCTTCACACGCGAATTCTTTGACAAGTGTGTAGTCATCATGTACGACAAGGGACGTGACTATGCACCCAAGGATATTGCCATCAGCGAAGCCTGGTGGACGGCAGCCGAGACCAACACCACACCAGAGCTATCCATCTACAATGCCATGCGGAAGCATTGGGGCGCGATTCAGACCGGCATCCGCACCGGCCGACCGTTGGAAGGCGACACGCTGCACAATCATCTGGTGGATATCGCCAACTACGCGGTGATGATGGACTTTATCATCACACACAAGAAGGAGTATCTGCTCGCCATCACGCGCTGGTGCGAACAGAATCCCTGCACCAAGAAACATGCCGGAGACGACCCCTGTGACGCGTGTCTGATGTTGCCGTGGCTGTACCCGCACACGGCCGAGATCGAGTGATGCTGGTCCGGTCCGCGTTGCCGCGATTGTTCTCGAATTTCCGGTCGAACCGGATTTCGTTCGATACGGAGGGCACGGGCCTGATTCCCTACGGTCCGCCCGAGTACTGGGGCTACTATCCGGCGCGGCCGTTCGCGTTCGCGTTCTGCGATGGCGAAGGGAACACGGCCTACTTCCGATGGAAGGTCGAGCCCAGTACGCGGCGCGTAGTGCTGGGCACCCCGGCCGAGCAAGCCATTCTGAAACGCATTGCCACGGACAATACCCTACAACTGGTCGGCCACAACATCGCCTATGACCTGCGGATGTTGGAGGCCATGGGCTATACCATTACGAATCACAACGTAGACGACACGATGGTACTGGCCCATGTGGTGACGGCCGGGGATGAGTTGTCGTATGCGTTGAAGCCGTTGTGCAAGAAATACCTGGCCTTTCCGGACGACGATGAGAAGGAACTGGAACATGCCGTGGCCGAGGCCCGACGCGAGGCACGGGCCAAGGGCTGGCTGATTGCGGGAGGAAAGAAAGAAGTTGAACGGGGCGAGCGTGTCGTGTTCGCCGGGAACAAACCGGTCAAGGCCGATTACTGGCTGGCCCCGCCCGACCTGTGTCAGCGATACGCGGTCGGGGATGTGGAACGCGCCATGATGCTGTACCTACTCATGGTTGCGGAACTGGATCGGGATCCGCGCATCCGGGCTACGTATGAACGGGAGATGCAACTGTTCTGGGTATTGCGGAAAATGGAGAAGCGGGGAACGCGGGTCTATCCCGATTGGACCGAGCATCTGGTCGTCTGGTATACGCAGTACATGGCCAAGATGCGGAAGATGGCCGACGCAAACGGCGGGGCTGGCATGAACTTCATGTCGCCCAAACAGCTCACCCACAAGTTTTATACCGAGCTGGGGTATGCCCCGATGTACACGGAAAAGGGGAACATGGCCCTGGGCAAAGACAAGTTGGCGGAATTGGGGGCCACAGATGAAGACACGGGGGAGTTCAAGGATCCGCTCGCGAAAGCGGTCCTCGAATGGCGTGCGGCGAAGCAGTCCATCAAATCGTTTCTCAATATCTACGCCAAGTTTTGGTATCCAACTTCGTACCCAGGCCGGACAGGAAATGCAGTTCGTTGTCCAGATGGGAAATGGGATGGAAGCAAAGGCGTATGGATTCTCCATCCAAACTATAACCAAACCGGGGCCGTTACCGGGCGCATGACCTGTTGCATTGCGGAGGACACGCCGATTGAGATTGCCCGTGACTTGTCGCAGCACCCAGAGGGCATTCCAGTACAAGATGTGCGTCCCGGTGACTGGGCCTATTGTATGGACGAAGATACGGGCACCCTACATCTACGTAAAGTAAAGAAGGTGTGGAACCGAGGCATCGCCCATGCTCTAGTGCGGGTTCACTGGAGGGGAAAACAAGGAAAAGGGCGTCAACGGATTGGACACCTAGACGTTACGCCAGAGCATAAACTTCGTACGGTCGATGGACAATGGGTAGCAGCAAGAGACTTATGCCCTGGAGATCACATTGCTGCAATACACCGTGATTCCCCAAGAAATAGGGCGCGTGTTGCGGTCACGGAACAGTCTCTACAGTACGAGTCACGGTTCATTCTTGAAGAAATGGCAAGGGCTCGGGCGTTGCCAGGAATGCACGCGCACCATTGCAACGGCAATTTTCAAGACAATCGTCCCAGTAACTTGGAATGGAGGTCAGAGCACCTTCACAAATCAGATCATTCAAAAGGAGAAAACAACGGCAACTACACCCATTGGACACGGGAAACGATCACGACCACCTTGGAAAAGTACCGATGGTCGATGACCTTGGCGTGCCGTGGCGAACACCTTGACTATACCTGTTTCCGGAAACACGTCAAGGAATTTTACTCTTTGGAAACGGTAAAGAAATTTGCGCGGGGGCTGCGCGGCCGACCGAATAATCCTTACTATGACCGAGGAATAGGGGGCAATCATCGTGTCATACGTGTTGAGCCATTGACAGTCATGCGTCCGGTATATGACTTGTGGATTGATGAACACCACAACTTCTTTGCCGGGGAATTGAGCGCAAAAAATTCAGACCCCAATCTGCAGCAGGTGGCGTCGGCCACCACCGGACTACGCAAAGCCGATATCCCGGCCCGACCGCGTGAGTGTTTCGGGCCGCGCCCCGGATGCCTGTGGTATCTGCCCGATTACAGTCAGATTGAAGTCTGGTTGTTCGCGTTCATGTCGGGTGAGGCCAACATGCAGGAGCTCCTCCTTTCTGGGTATGATTTCCACCAGGGCGTCGCGGACAAATCTTTCGTCCGCAAACCGGATTACGAGCAACGGAAGAAGTACTATCGCAAGTTGGCCAAGCTCATCATGTTCGGGAAACTGTACGGCGGCGGCGTCGGCACCGAACAGCGCCCCGGACGGATGACGAAACTGTTGCAGATGCCGTTCCGGGAAGCCAAGGCATTTATCGACTCATTCGAGGAACAGTTTTCGTCCGTTGTCACCTTCATGCGAAAGATGACCAACGAAGCTACGGCCAATGGTGAGGCCTGGAACCTGTACGGACGCCGCTACAAACTGGAACGGGAATGGGCGTACAAGGTTGTGAATTATCTCATCCAGGGATCGGCCGCGGACCTGTTGAAGGTCGCCACGATGCGCGTCGATTGGATGCTGGACCATCGGTGGCAGCACCCCCTGCTTGGACTTCTGAATACGGTCCATGATGAGATGATTATCGAAGTACCATTCGAGTCCCACTCGATGCGGCTGATGCAAGACATTGTGTGGGTGATGCAGATGGATTCTGAACACTGCGGTATCCCAGTGCCGTTGCCCGTGGGGATGAAGGTCGCGTGGAAACGCTGGTCGCATACGGTGGATATCAAACTACCGCCCTGGGTAAAGGGCGGGGTGCCGCGTGACGAAGCCCCGTTCGCGGAATTACGGGAGTTTATGCAGGACTGCCCGTACAAAGTTGACGCATCGCTGAAGGTAGAAGCACACCATGAAGTCAGACCGCATCAACCTGTGCAACGACATCTGTCGTCTGGTCCACACCACACGGCGAAAGCCCACGCGCGAGTTCCTTTCTAAACAGGAGATGACCCACGTTCACAGTTATCTCGTACAGGTGCAACAACGGCTCCAACAGCTCGAACAAGAAGTCCGGCGCATTGCCGGGCAGTAAAGGCGTTCCCCGATGGATAAGCGGCGCATCTTTGAGTCGCATGGGGTGGAATTCACAGGCGAACGCGGGGACGAGATCTATGGCACCTGCCCGTTCACCGATAAAGCGGAAAAGTTCTACGTCAATATCAAGACGTGGCTCTGGGACTCGAAGACCGCTGGCCTCAGCGGCAACATTCCCCGCTTCCTGGCCGAGATACATAAGCTGTACCGCAAACGGCTGACACCCGACCGGTTAAATGCCTTGGCGCATGACCGGGGATTGCCGGTCACGGCCCTACATCCGTGGAACTTGGGCTGGACGGGCTACACCTATGCCATTCCGTATCTGGACCCCTCGGGTAACATGGTCGACATTCGGACCTGGAAACCCGGAGGCCGCGCCATTTCGACCGCAGGGATCGAGGTCGGGTTGTTCGGCGCACATCGGCTGAACCGCGATCTGGCCGCACCGGTCTACATCTGTGAAGGCGAGTGGGATACGGTCGCCTGGGACGAAGCGTTGCGGCAGGCCGGAGAGCCAGGAATCGTGGTCGGTGTACCGGGCGCGGGCGTGCTAAAAACCGACTGGGTGCCGTGGTTCGCAGGCCGCACGGTCCATACCCTGTACGACAATGACGGGGCCGGAGAACACGGGGAACTGCTTGTTGAGAAACGGTTGAAGACCGCCGTGCAATCGTTGACCTACCTGCACTGGCCCGCAGGACTACCAGTAGGGTACGACGTGCGGGACTGGGTCATCCGGTGGATGGTCAAAGATAAGAAACCGAAGGCGTGTGTGGCCAACTTGAAAAAGTTGTTCAATTCCAACACCCGGACATTGGACCCGCTGGACCGAGCGAAGCGGGAATGGGACAATCGCCCCGCGCCCGCCAGTCCCCCACCGTCGCGTGCTTCCGGTGAGCCGAAGTCCAACTGGACGACCACCGTGCCGACCATCGCAGACGTCAACACCGTGTTCAAGAAATGGCTATACTTGGATTCCACCGTGCCGATTGAAGTCATGTTGGCAACCATCGTGAGCCAGAATATCACCGGCCCCCCGATCTGGATGTTCCTGGTGTCGCCGCCCGGTGGGGCCAAGACCGAAACGCTGAATGCGTTGTCGCTGTACCCAGAAGTCTACATGACGTCGACACTGACGCCGCCTAGTCTTATTTCTGGTGCGAATATTAAAGATGGTGTGGACCCGTCACTAATACCGAAGTTGAATGGCCGCATCATGGTCATCAAGGATTTCACGAGTATCCTGTCCATGCGGGACGCGGACAAGGACGAAATCTTCGGCATCCTGCGCGATGCGTATGATGGGAAATGTGGAAAGGTCTTTGGCAATGGCGTGGTCCGTAGTTACACCAGCCGGTTCTCGATCCTGGCGGCCGTGACGCCGCGCATCTACGACCTGGCGGGGCAGCACGCCCAACTGGGCGAACGGTTTATGAAACTGATGATGGGCGACAACCTGAATCACCATAGCGAGGAAGCCATCATTGCCCGTGCCATCAAGAACATCAACAAAGAAACGGCGATGCAGCATGAATTACAAGACGTGGTACGCGCCTTTCTGTCCGATAGAGTGGCACATCGACACCTCCCCACATTGCCTGAGCCGCTTACACGTCGTATCGTACAGCTTGGGATGTTCGGCGCACGGATGCGTGGCACGGTTTCTCGTGACACCTACCACAACGACATCATCACCAGCCGACCAAGCGCAGAGATTGGCAGTCGACTGGGCATCCAGTTGGCAAAGCTCGGACAGTCCCTCGCCATTGTCTATGGCCATCCGAAAGTCGGGGAACCGGAATACACCCTCCTGAAGAAGGTAATGCTGGATACGGTGCCGCAACGGACCGAGGACATCATTCGCTACATGATTCGGCAGCATCCCTCGATGACCGCCCCGATCTCGACGGTGGACCTGGCCGCTATCTCGCGTTATCCCCAGGCGACGGTCAGCCGCATCCTTCAAGATCTGAACGTACTGGACATTGTGCAACGCCATGGAGCCGATGGCGGCTACCGGCATACCTGGTCGTTGACCCCCTATATCAAGAACGCGATTCTGGGTGCAGAATTGTACCGGACCGAGGATGAATTGCGCGTCCGCGAAATATCAAAGGTCAAGATGCGGATACGAAAAGTGAACGGATCGGACCTGTCCCCGGCCGTTACGGGTCCGACCGCCACCCAAACACCCCCCGCGCACCGGTCTTAGCGCCCCGCTAAGCGATTTTCCGGGGTCCGGGCGGGGTTGGGATACCCCCCGGATGCCCACGGCCGCTACAGGGACGCTAAGACACGGTTTTGTGGGCACCAGAATTCCCCCACATTCGCCCGATATTCGCTATCCATTGTCCGCCTCGGGCCGTGACCCGTTCCACACCGCCAGCCGGTTCGCCGGTCGGATGTCCAGATGGACCCCCCACGGATACCGGCCCAGTCCGTACAGGCCGCTGTCGCTGGTCATGGCGTAAGCATGGGCCATGTTCCAAAACTGCTCCAGCGTGAAGTTGGTGGGTTTCAAGATGTCCAGGGCGCGACCATGCACATGTTGACTATTACTGGCCCCGCCGACACGCCGGTTCCACTCGGGTGTCCGGAACGCCGACAAGACTTCCAGCGGGCGGTCCCCGCACAAGTGTCGAAAGGCCTCGAATTCTTTGGCTAGAATCAAGGCCCGTGTACTGCGCCAGATCATGGGATAAGGCGTGCCGTCTTTACACGCCAACTCAATCCAATACAGGTGCGGTGACGGCCCAGCAGGAGTCATGGTTCCGACGCGGCGAGAATTGCCGCCTTCAAAAAGGCTATCCGCGCCTCCACCGTGTCGTGGAGGGTGACCCACCGGGCAATCAGTTCCAGCAGTTCTTCCTCGGTACCCCCGGCTTCGCGGAACATCCGGATCATGGACACAATCGGCACGCCCAGTTGATTGATGAGCACGGCCCCGACTTCGGCCCACTTCAAAATGGTTTCGGGTGTCATACGCCCCCCTTCGCAATCACGATGGCACTGAGAATGGCTTGTTGCACGACGGACGTTAACTGCAACAAAGTGGCTCGGGCGTCATCGTTGTTCGGCAGAATCTTGATAATTTCCTGGACCAGTACCCCCATCCGTTCCACCAGCCGAGTCACTTCGTCCGGGGTCGGCCCGCTTTTCCATTCCGCGAGAATACGGGACGCTTGTTCTCCCAGAATCGTGACGGGCAGAATGGCTTCCTGGATGCGGAGCTCCTGGGCAGGGGTAATTACCCCCGCGTTGCCCAGATTGACCGCCCCTTCGTGAAGGGCCTTCACGGCCAGATAAATGGCCTGGTCCGTTTTGATGAGGACCGGCTTGGTCTTTGGCCCACAGGCCGCGACCACGGGCAGGAGCAACAGAACCGTCAGCAGGCGTTTCATGTCTTCTCCTTTTCTTTCACGCGGATGAGGCCCGCAAGCGCATCATAGCTTTCTCGCCGGGGCGTCTTCGCGCCCGCCAGCGGCGACGAGGACAGCCAGCCGACGACGCCCGCGAGGAACGTCGCGAGGAACTTGAGCCACTCCATGTAGCTCCACTGTGTCGGCGGCGCTTCGGCCGTGATCAAATGCGATAACAGCAGGCCGATGAACGTGATGATCCAGACCCACGAATCGCGCGTCAGCATTTGCCCCTCCCTCCTTCTACCGGAGTCGCGGCACCGCGAGGTCCGTGAGGCCGACCGCATTGGCCACGAGCAGCACCACGAACAGGACGACCACGACCCAGATGATGTTGTCGATAATGGCCGGATGCCCCGGCGCAAGTTTCCCGGCAACCCAGATCGTGAGGTAGCCGAGCAGCACGGCGACGACGATGTAGAGGAACAGGGTGATCATAGGAGCCTCCTATTTCCGAATTTCGACAATGCACCCGGACGTGCCGCGCTGGTAGACGCGCAACAGGTCGTCAGTCAATAGGTCATCGCGGCGGCGGTAGTTGCCCGCCTGACACGCCACGGACACCGACCGCGCCCCAGTTGCCCAGGCTTGCGCCACGGCTTCCGTTGCCCCATCCCAGAGCACGGACGTCTTTCCGGCGACGCTGTGAAAGCAACTGCCCGCGCAGAGGAGCGCGGCCCCCGCCGCCGAGTCGAACGCCAGCGCCCGCGCGCGATCCGCGTCCGCGCCGCGCCACATGCCGACGTCGGGATACCGGCTTGTCTCGTTAGTCAGGGCGGGAACATGGTACACGTCAGCCACATCGTACATCGCGTTGTGGCCGACCTTGCGCTGCTCTTCGGAGGCCCCGTTCGTGTGGAAGGTGCAGTAATCCCACGGATCCCACGGCGGCACGCCTTCTGAGCCACCGCTGCCATGTGACGCGAGGGCCATTGTCGGTCGATAGTAGTGCGTCATGTCGATCTGGTTCACCGACAGGGTGCCCTCGTTGACCAGCTCGAGGAGCACGCTTGGGCACCCCGCGCACGCCGAAACGAGCTTGTCCCAATGGTCTTTGCGTTCGAGCGACGTGTAGGCCGTGAACTCGACATACAGCCCGTAGCTCGCGCACAGATCCAGAAACGCCGGGATGAGGCCGTAGTCGATGTCGAGGAATACCCCGATGTTCGCGGAGGCCAGGTCGTAGAGCGTCCACACCCGCAGCACGTTGAACCCGGCATCCCGCCGCTGCGCTAGGATGGGCGTGATGCCCTCGCCGTGCTGCCAGCGGTTCAGCAAGTTGAAATCCGAACACTCAATCGCGGTCCACCGCCCCACGCCGTCCTGCGCGAAGAATTGGCCGTCGATGACCAGCCTCGGCAGCGCCGTCACGGGCGGCGTCGGCGGTAAAGGGTCGGGGTCCACGCCGAGCGCCCACCGCACCGAGCCGTCGGCACGGTACATGACCAGGTTGCCGTCTCCCTGGATATGCAGCTCGTACTCCTTTCCGGGTGACCCAATTCTAAAGTCCATGCCTGCCCCCTTTTCTTTATTTGATGTTGGCTGTCATCAACCACTGAAACAAGGAATTCAACGCTTTGAACAGGTCCGATATCGCTGGAATGAGTAACGCCGTCGCGCCAACGCCTGCGGCCACTTTCTGGCGATTCGATAACTGCGGGAACGACATGGCCCGGCACGGCCCATCGGTGTTCGGCAAGACACCCGCGCCTTCCAGTACCGTGGCGGTGTCCAGATGCTTCTCGAAGTTTCGACACCCCTCGGTCTCAATGCGGGTCACGACCGCCTCGATGGATCGGTCCTCATCCTTGATCGCTTCAAGTTCGCGCTGGATGATAGCGATACAGGCTTCGGCCTTGCCGACGCGACCGTTCGCCTCCCGTTGTAGAGAAATGACCTGCGTTAACTGCGACGTCAGATCGGCATGTTGGCGGGCCATGCGGTCTTCGAGGCGACGGCGAAAATCGCCTTCCTCACGCCGCCACTCGCCAAACTCGCCACGGGTAATGTTCTCGTTGGGCATCGGACTGTTTTCCTTTTTATGCCAAGGGGACTAAGGCCATATTCTGCACGGGAATGGCCACGGCACCGCGCCCGGTTCGAAGTGGAGTGCCCCATGTCCACTCAAACTGCGCGATGTGTGTTTCAAGATTCTTGGTCCCGACCAGAGCGTTATCCTCCGCGTCCAGTCGTCCAAGCACGTTGTACGTTTCGCCGGTCACGGGATCGGTCTGCGGCGTGTCGTAGACCGTAAACCCGTTCGTGTTCTTGACATCTTGGCCACTGCGACTGTTGATGACGGTCAACGTGTACCGTTCGTACAGTGTCAACTTAAACGTCGTCAACACCGTCGACAGATTCGCTAGCCCCGTCACGCCATCCGTATCGGTGAGAAGGAAGATGATCCGGCTTGTCGTACGTTCAAGCTGCGTTTCTATACTCATGGTTCACTCCCGCGCACGTCCAGATGTACCGATGTCGTTGTCGTGACTGACGCGTGTATGATACCTGCACTTGTTACGGACGGATGCACCAAATCCGCACTGGTCACGGACGCGTGCAAAGTCGCGGCCTGTGTTCCCGACGCGTGCAAGATTGTGGCCTGCGTAACGGACGCGTGAATCAGCGAACTAACCAGGCGCCAGTCCGGGTACGGGTTGGCGGTAAGGGTTGCCACTGACACGGCTAGTACCGTCTCAACCGGCTGACCGGCCAGGGTCATGGTCGACTGGACTTGTGCCGTGGCAACGACAAACTGACCTTCAACCGGTGTCCCCAGAATCGTCTGCGGCGCATCCTGCGCGACAAGATTCGCGGTCGCTACACCCCAAACGGATTCGACTATCTGGCCCGTGATTGTTGCTGGGCCAGTAATGACCGCCGCAGGCGTGACGCCGTAGACGACCTCGGCCGTTTGGCCTGCAATCGTGGCCGTGGGGACGATAGCGGCGGTCTGGACGTCGAAGGTCGTTTCGACCGACTGACCAAGAACCGTTGCGGATCCGGGAAGGACCGCACCCATTTCGACCGCGCATAGGGCTTCTGGCGCGTCCCCGGCCAGTGTCAGTGGTTCAACGACCAGTGTGGCCGCGTCCACGGCCAGTACTGCGCCCGGAGCAGACCCGGCAACGGTAACGGCACCGGGAAGCACAGCCGCCGTCGTAATGGCAAACTGCACCTCGACCGGTTGCCCCGCGATAACCCCTGCACCCGTGACCGTGCCAGTCTCAACGCCAAAGACACTTTCCGGGGCAACGCCCGCAATCGTGGCGGCTCCGGGGATAACCGTCGCAGGCGTGACCGCCGCCACGGATTCCGGCATATCGCCCGGTAGAGTAATCGTCGCGAGCAATGCGGCCGTATCAACTGCAGCCACAGTGCTGGGCGCATCCCCTGCCACACTCCGATGGACCAGGGCCTCGGTAACAGTGGCCAGTGTTTCTGGCGCTGACCCTTGAACGGTAATGGCACCGGGAACAACTGTTGCGGTATCAACCAGCGTCATCGCCACGGGCGCAACGCCGTCAAGCGTTTGCGGCCCACCCTGGGCGATGATCTGCGCGGTCTGGACAGCCCAGACACCCTCCACCGACTGGCCGACGATGGTTGCCGGTCCCCCGACGACGGCTGCGACCTCAACGGCGAATGCCGACTCGACCGGCTGACCGGCAAGGACCGCAACCGCCACGACGTTGCCCGCTTGAACCTCTGCGGTAAGTTGGGGTTCTTGCCCGGCCAGCGTCACAGTCGGCAGGATTGCGGCATCCGTGACTGCGTGCAGGATTTCTGGCGCCTGACCGGCCACCGTTACCGCGCCGGGGATGATGGTAGCCGCGTCTACGGCAAAGACCGACTCGACGGGTTGGCCTTCCCGAATGACACCGCTACTAATGCCCGCCGTGTCGACCGCATGGACGGCAACCGGTTCCTGTCCGGTCAGCGTGACGGCTCCCGGCACGACGGCAGCGGCCTCGACCGCGAGGGCGGCTTCTGGCGCAACCCCCTCCAGCGTCACCGCGCCGGGGAGAACCGTGGCCGCATCGACGGCCGCGACGGCTTCAACCGCCTCACCCGCGAGCGTGGCCGTGGCGACCAGCGCCGCCGTCTCGACTGCCGCCGCCACTCCCGGCGCGTCGCCGTCTAGCGTGACTGGCCCTGCGAGGATCGCGGCCGTGTCCACCGCAAACACGACCGGCACAGCATCGCCATTGATCGTCTGCGGCGATGGACCAGCGGTCAGTATCCACGTCATCCGCCGCACATGGCGGACGAACGACCGGCCCCGGAAGACGCTGCGGAACGTCGAGACCTGCGCGCGGCGGGCAAAGAAGTAATCGGCGACCGGGCCTTCCTCCGCTTGGATCGCCGCCGTCGTGACCGCGAATATGTCCTGGGGCTCCTGTCCCTCGAGCGTCGCCGCCCCCGGCAGAATGGTCGCAACCTCGACCGTAAGGGTTACGTCAGGGGCATCGCCCGCCAGTGTAACCGCGCCGGGTATAAGTGTAGCCGCGTCAACTGTCGCAACCGCTTCAACCGCCTGCCCATCCAGCGTGACGCCGCCCGCCGCAACCGTGGCCGCATCGACCGCATGGAGCGCCTCAGCGGCTTGCCCATCGAGCGTCACCGCCCCCGGCAGCACCGCCGCCGCCTCAACCGCCAGCGCCGTGTTCGGGGCGTCGCCTGCGACCGTGACCGTCGCCACGACCGCCGCCGGTTCGACGTGCGCGACGGTTTCGACTTCCTGCGCGTTGAGCGTGACCGCACCGGGTAGTACTGCCGCCGCATCCACCGCCGCGACGGCGGCAACGGCTTGGCCTGCGAGCGTTACCGGCTCGATGACGAGCGCCGCTGTGTCTACCGCATGGACGGCAACGATGGGCTGGCCGTCAAGGGTGACCGCGCCGGGGAGCAGCGTCCCGACGTCCACTGCCGCCAGCGCCTCGACGGCCTGCCCATTCAGGGTGACGGCACCGGGAACGATGGCCGCGCCATCGACGTTCGCAGACAGTTCCGCCGCCACGCCGTCAACAACCTGTGTGCCGCCTTCAACCGAGATGCCCGCATCGTCGGCGGCGAAGGTGGAGACACACTCCTGCCCAGACAGCGTGACCCCGCCGGGCAAGACGTCGGCGGGGGTGACGCCAAACGTTACATCTACAACTTGGCCCGTGATCGTCGCTGCGCCGGGGATCGGCGTGGCCGCATCCACCGCCCATGTCGAGGACGGCTCCTGTCCGGCGAGTGTGATGGTCGCTTGCGGCGTGGCCGCGTCAACGGTGAGAACGGCTTCGGGCGCACTGCCCGCGATGGTGATTGCACCTGCGATCACGGCTGCGGCCGTGACGCCCCAGAGGACTTCGACCGCCTGCCCGGTTAGCGTCTGCGGCCCGGTGCCGCCCTGGGACTCCTCGACGTACACGCGCCGTGCGCGTGGCCCGCGAATCGACCAACCGGGGCGGAAGACCCACTTCGGCATTTACCACCGCCACCTACGAATGAAGTGCTTGAACGGGAATGGGCCGGAATACTCAAATGCCCCGACATCCCACTCGGCAGCTACTGGTCGTGTGGTAAAGGCGATGTCATCGTTGAACGGGAACGTCGCGTCTGTCAGAAGTGATATGCCTCTGTTGATCGCATCAATGTCTGACAGGACTAGCGCATAGTTACCGTTCGCGGCGTCTTCGAACGTCAGCGACTTGTTGCGGTAGTTGACTGTGCCGGGTGCCGTCGTGTCTTCGCTCAGGTTATTGGTGCCGAAGCTCTCATACCCGGTCGAGACCCGGAAATCGACTGTGCCACACCCATACCCGATGCAGTTCTTACGCTCAGGGTCATACCCCGCGCCGCCGGTGACGTCGAACCCGTAGGTGCCACAACTAACAGCAGTGCAGCTATAGACGGCTTTCAGCGTATGCGCGATCCCGTAGCCCTCGCAGTCGTGGACGACGCAGTTGATGATGTTCACAGTGCCGTCGGTGGAGGCGACGCCACTCGCGACTCCCGTTCCTGCGTTGGTTGCTGATACGATCAACCCCACGAGCCGCGAATACGGCGCCGTGCCATTGAAAAAGATGGAAGGCCCATCGCCAGTGCTGTTCCACGCGACGGCAAACTCCAGGTCTTCAATGCCGAGCCACGCTTCGCCATCCTGCGAAATCCAGTAGCCGGATGGGACGAACTTCACGCCCGTACCCGGTACACCGAGATGGCGAGCCGACGCCACTGCCCGAACAAGACGGAAGTAGTTATGGCTCGTTGTCGCGCCCAGAAACCCAAACCCACCAATGGCGTAGCTGGCCGCGTCCTTGTAACACTCCAGCACTTCGCACTCACGAGCCGCAACGAGGTCGACGTCTGTCGTATCCTCCCATGTGTAGACGCTGGTATAGTCGCGCCCGAACCCCGTATCCCCGAACGTGCTGATCTGCTCATTCAGACCGGTGCGGCGTGAGCCGCCCGCAGGCGCGTAATTGCTGGCCCCGAGATCCCACGCGCCAGAGCGCAGGTTGAACGCGATGTCGTCGTCGAAGGGGTACGCCCCGTCTGTCGATAGACTGGTGGCTTTGCCCTGCGCGTTGGTGAGGTCCGCTGGCGCGATGCGGTAGTCACCCGTCCGCCCCTGCGCCGCCATGAAGTAGAGGGTTTTGCTGCGATAGTAGGTGCCGGCTGCCGGGGCTGTGGCATCCCCGCTCAGGTTGTGCGTGGTGCCGTTCAATGCGTCGCCGAGGAAGTCTGCCGTCGCGTTGCTGTAGCCGATGTTGTTCTTGTAGATAGACACGTACCAGGTCTGCGTCGGATGGCCAGAGAACCCGTACACGCCATTGTCAATGGACGTACAGTTATAGATAAAACTACCTGTCCATAGCCCGTAAATCCCATTATCATCACAGTCGTGCGCCACGCAGTTCACGACCGCATGAGACAACGGCGCGCTCACACTGGCGAGATATATCCCCTCCCCGACTCCGCTGCCGTTGTTCGCGGCTGAGACAAGGCACCCAACGCAAGTCGCTCCAATACCACCGGATCCATAATGAAGCCGCACGCACCAGCGCGTTTCGATGTCGTTGCTGACGTTGTTGATTTCGATGTCTTGAACCGAGAAATAGTCTTCATCTACCCCCACGAACGCACTGCCATACAGCACGATCCCGGCACCGGGAACGCCAAGATGGCGTGCTGTCGATGCGGCTCGAAGGATGCGATGATACAGAGCGTTCGCAACAGCATCCGCGTACACGACGTATTGGCCAGCGTAGCTCGCCGCGTCCGCGTAGCACTCCACGACCTTGCTCTGCGCCGCTGACACGAGGTCGATGTCCGTATCCGTTTCCCATGTTGCCAGCGCGGTGTAGTCGCGGCTGAACCCGGTATCGCCGAACGTCTTGATGTCTTCGTTCGTGCCACGCCGACGAGATGACAACGTGCCGGTATAGGCAAATGCGCCCACATCCCATTGGCCCGCGCCCCTGGCTGAGAAGGCGATGTCGTCATTGAAGGCGAACGTCCCATCGGCGCTGAGATTCGCACCTTGCGCGATGGCGTCGCTGTCCGCACGCACGAGGTCGTAGTTGTCCGCGCCGACATTCTCAAAGGTTAGGGACTTGCTGCGGTAGTAGACTCCGACGGCCGGAGCGGTTGCGTCAGAAGACAGGTTGTGCGTGGTGCCGGTTGGAAAGGTTCCGTAGTAGTCTGCCGTCGCGTTGCCATAGCCAATGCAATCCTTGAACGGCGAACTCGTACCTGCACCCAGGGTGAATCCATACCGGCCATTGTTAATAGCCGAGCAGTTGTAGAATCCACCGACATAGGTAGTGGAGACACACCCATCTTCGTCAGAACCATAAAACACACAGTTGGCGATGACGTTGTAGGTATGTCCAGAGACGAACGAGCATCCGCACCCAATTCCTGACCCCGAGTTTGAACCGGACGCTAACAGGCCAACGAACTCCCAACTAAGATAACCATAGCCAGCGTCCTGAAATCCGGCGAGTGCGTCTGCCGAATTATACGCACCGACAAACTCAAGATCGTGGAGCTTGAGATAGTGTTCCGCAAACTGTATCGATCCCGTGGTCGAGAGAAACTTCGCTCCAACTCCGGGGATGCCGCCGTGACGCGAGGACGAATTGGCACGCACAATTCGCATGTACGAACTGTTCGTGTCTGCGCCCCAAAACAGGATCACGCTGGTTACGGTATACGTTCCCGCTGCACATTCCAGGACCGCACTTCTGGTGGCGGTCACAAGGTTTTGGCCGGTGTCACTCTCCCACACCGACAGGTCTGAGTAGTCCGCTCCAGAAGCCGCGAACGTGTTGACACCGCTGGCCCACTCGCTGCCCGTCCACCGCGACTCGTTGGTGCCGGTACGGCGGGACGATGCCATACTACTTGTACCTCCCGGTCGTCTTGTCGAGGATCAAGCCCTGCGCGTCGAACGGCGGCGCACAGGATGTGAACAGGCCGGTGTCCTCGTCCACCGTGAGGAACGGCTGATAGACCTCGTTCGGGTTGCGAGCCTTCCCCTCGTCGAAGTCGGCCTTCAGCTGCTTCAGCCGCCCGAGCGGGATGGCGTGACGCCGCTTCTCATGCGACACCGCTCCGTCCCTGACGCCCTCCGTCAGTGTGCCGAACTCGCCCTCTTCCCACCCCGACACGCGCAGCCAGAGGTGCCGGTGCATCTCGAGCATCCCGACACCGTTGGACGGCGGGCGGACGGCGATGATGTCGCCCTCGACGGCCCGTTCGTGGCCGGAGGCCAGTGGCGCGTGGCTCTGGGTGAGAATGGCCACCTCCACCACTGGATACCGCTTGATGGTCTGCCCCATGTCAGTCGTCCGCGCTGATGTCGTTCAGCAGTGCCGACGCTGCTTGAACGAGGGTGTACGTGTTCAGATCCGCCGTGTTCGCCGCCACACGCGACTGGAGATCGGCCAGCGACGTCGCCGCTGCGATCTGCGCCCGCAGCGCGTTGTGCTGGTCGGCGTGCGCGTTGGTCACGGCGAGGATGCGCTTCAGCAGCGCCTTGAACGCCTTGCGCCACTGGGGATGGACCGAGAACAACTCGCCAACCCGCAAGGCATCTAGCTGCTTGTCATCGGTCAGTTCCTTCGCGGCGTAGCTGTCGATCTCGGCCTGGGTCGCGTTGCGGATGTCCTGCCCGATGCCGACGTAGTGCTTCGCGAACCCAAGCACGCGCAGCGGCCCCATCGTGCCATCGGGGTTCAGCGCCCGCACGGTATTCCCATCCGGCAGCACCGGGTCGGTCACGACGCCGAAGAATGCCGGGTCACGGTCGGCAAACGTCTGCCCTTTGGGGCTGATTTTGAGAACCTCGCCCGAACTGATGCGATAGAGTGCGGTTACGGCCATCGGTTATCCCTCACACTTCTTCAGCCAGATCCACAGCCAGCGCCACGGCCAGCCTACCGAATCACAGGTTTTCCGGGCGGGCCGGGAACCCGGTCGAAAGGGTTGCTGGCGAGACTCCACTCGCTCTCAGCGGTCCCGGCGACGGCCTTCACCTTACCCGTGTAATCCGCGCCGAACGATAGCGGCTGCGAGTTGAACGTGAACGTGCAGACGTTCGCCCCGTCCGGCACGGGCTTCCCGAGGTCTTGTGTCTGCACGGGTGTCGTGGCCCCCGGCAGGAAGAACCCGAGGACGTACTTGTCGATCTGCGCGTGGTCCGGTGAGGCCGTGAACGTGCCTTCACGCGGGTTCTGCGGTTTGGTCTGCGCAAGCGAGGCACTGGCGAACCCCAACAGGGCCAGCGCCACGAAGGCCGCAATGATGCGCTTCATTATCCCACCTCCTCAAACACCATCACGCCGTCCAGCGTGAGGGCCGCTGCCGGGGCCGTCTTCAGCTTCACCGCGAAACCGTTGCCGCCTGGGACAATGTGGATGCGGTTCTCGGGCGTCGGGAGATAGTGCCAGCCGCCCAAGACGTTCTCCGACTCGACGCGCAGCAGCGTCGTTTCAGCGGAGAGGTTCGCACCCGTGATGAGCGTCCGCACCGTCGAGGCCACAGTGCCATCCGCCCCGAGTGTCGCGGGTGTGTTCCCTGTGCCCTGCGCGGAGTTGTCCGTCGCCGTGCGGAACAGCTTGAGCGGCAACGTCTCCGACGTCTCGCTCGTTTCCTGCGTGATGCGGATCTCGTGGATGATGACCGCCCGCGTCGAGGGCGGCTTCAGATAGAACAGGTCGGCAATCGCGTCCACGCTGATGCCGTCGAACACCGCTGCGTACATTGCCATAATTCACATCCTTAAATACGCGCACCG